TAGCGCTCAAATCACCTCTTTCCCCAACTGGATATCCAGCGTTGCCGTTTAAATCATTTACGTCCATACCATTAACCGTTGATGTGCTGTATAGCCTGGCGCTGTATTCTCCGTCTAATGCGCTAATATCTGGCCAGCCGAAAACATGTTCTTGCTGTTCTCCCATTTCAAAATCAAAATTCTGTTGGTTTTGGCTCCAAGCTTCTGTTTGTGGATAAAATCGATTATTCGCAAATGTGCTCCATGAACCATCAGCGTATGGCCAATTCTGCAACCTTAAAGCTATAGCTTTAAATGGAGCCATGCAAAATCTTCTGTAGCCTGGCCAACTAAATGTAGAATGAGAATCTTCTGATTGTGTTTGTCCAAACCTTACATCAATAGCATTTGAAGATTCTCCATCTCCTCTATCAGCATAGTCGCTCCCCAGAAATCCATGCCAAACAATATCATCAAAAGGCATTTTTAAAACTTTCTATCCTGTTTTATTGTTTTCAGACTTTTCTCTATCTTTTATTTCTTGTTCGAGAACTCTTATGTTATTATCTATTTTTTCTCTCTCCAAAATTAAATCGTAAAGTAAAGCTTTTATATTAATAATGTCTAAAGTTTTAATATTCATATAACATTATTATAATATATTTATTTTGAAAAAGTTCCATCTCTTTGTAAGTTTATTCTAAATCTTATGCTTGAGTTGTTTCCTATTGCAGTTGGCCTAATAACAATATATGATTGAGCTGTATTTGCTTCTATAAATCTTGTAGCGCTTGAAAATGCAGTCCATCTTCCAGCCGTAGTCCCCTGATATGTAGTAGCAGCTTCCACAGTTCCATTTATTGGAGTATAAGTGCTTCCAGCCTTAGTTTTACCTAATTGTATTGTACAATCGCCCGCATCAGTCTCTAAATATATACCTTTAACTTCGTACCCTAATGTACTCTTAGCTATTATTGTATAATATTCATTTTCTATAGGATCTTTAATTTCTCCACAAATTTGTGTTTCAACTTTTTTTGCTATGCCTGTGGCGCTAGCACTATCTGTAGTAAAATTAGATATATAACTTCCTGCATTTAACCCCCTAAGGTAGAAACCTTTACCTTTACCTCTTGCATTTTCTATTGTTGTAAAATCTGAGCCATTAACATTGCTCGAACTAGCAATTCCTGTAATAGCTACATAATCATGTTGACCAGGAATCCATGACAAATATGTGCCCGCAGCATTTTGAAGAGTAAATGTCCCATCTGTTCCTATAAATACACCTGCTGTCGTACTGTCTTTTGTCTCTCTACTCGTATTTGTGTCTCTGTTGAATGTGCCAACCCATTGTTCTTCAAACCTTAAAGATCCTATGACTCCATCGCTACCTGTAATACTGCCTTTTATATAAGCATCATTTGCATGTAAAGCTCCATGTCTACTGACATAAAATGGGTCAGTGTCTTTAGGTAGAGTGAACGCTGTTTCTGTTCCATTTATGTCACCATTGCTTTTATATCGATAACTACCCACACTAATCTCACCTTGTTCAGATACTTTAAACCAAGGATCGTCTTGAGTTCCTTTACCCATCAATAAAGAAACTCCAGAAAAATAACCTCCAGTTACAGAAAGACTATGAAAAAATCCTTTTCCATTGTTTTGTAATTTAAAACCAGCTTGACCCCCTCGATGTAAAAAACCTCTTGATTCGATAGCTTCTGGATATATATATATAGCACCATTTGGGCTATTAGATACTCTAATCCCTTCGCCAACATCAACCGTACCTGTTACAGCAAGATCTCCAGATATAACAGCATTCTTGGCTCTTAAATTACCATCGCTTGAAACATAGAAGTTATTGTGTTTGGGGATTAAGCTTGTGCCAATGCTCATTTCGCCTAAACTGTTAACCCTAAAAAAGTCCCTAGTATTACAGCCGTCTCCAATGTGGAGACCCATTCTTCCAGATATTACTCCAGATCTTATATCTATACTTTTGAATATTGCATGACCATCCCCTCTAATTCTCCAACCACCAGCATATGCACTTGGATTACATGGATCAATATCTTCATCAAACCCTTTTGTTTCAATTATACTTTTTTCGTCTTGCGGTCCATCTCCAAGTGTTATAGTTTTTCCAACCTCTAAAGAATCAGCTTTTGCAGTACCTAATATCCTAGCATCGGCAGCGAATAAAGTACCTTCATTTGTAACTTTAAATTTAGCTTCATGCAATCTCCACCAATCTCTATATTTTGGGTATCCTCCAAGTTGTGTGTTTTCTGGGAAAATTTCTCTTGTACCAGTGGTTACAACTCCAGAAAGCCCGTATGTATTTCCTTGAATATCATAAAAATTAAAACCTACATATGCTTGAAAAGGTATCCCCAGTTTAACAGTAGCATATCTACCATCAGTATGATTTATTGTTTCAATATTTTCTATAGCTCTAACTTCCCAACCTCTTAGAGAGCCCCTAATCCAATTTGTTTCCAGAAAAGCACCTCCATTTTGCAAAGCATTGAATTGGATTTTCTGTACATTAGAAAGATGATCTGTCTCTAATTGTACATATATAGATTCAGCCGCTTGGTCATCACTAGTAGTAGCTCGTAAATAATTTGGCACTTGACCTAATAGTCCAGAAACCCCTTGATCTCCCTTAAAGAATCCAGATATAGATTTATTTTGATTTCCTATGGTTAAGGTTCCTTCTGAATCCACACTTAAAGATGAAGATTTATTATCTCCTATCTCAATTGTTCCAGCGGTCATGTTTCCTCTTATTTCTAAGGTATTTGGATTAACATTATTAAAATGAAATCCGTCTGGATCTTTCGAGAACGTGGGTTGCTTAAATTTTCCATTCGCCAATTTTTCACCCGTCCAAAATAAACCGAATCCTCGATCTCCATTTTGCCCTGGATCCCCAATCCTGAACATTTTATGATCCATAAATATCCCAGAACCTACAGTATATGCATATCGATCATCGTTTGAGGATCTAGCATAAACATTATCACTTAATATCCTTCCGCTCGGGTGGCCAAGTATTAGGGCATTAGTACTTATTTTGTCTGTTATTATTCTGCTAGCATAAATGTTGGTAATGTAATCTGCACTTATAGCCCCTCCAGTTATATAGCCTTGATTGTGGGGAACAGATCCATACTGCTCATTCACAAAAGAAGATTTTTGGGTTTCAGCTTTATTTGTAAAATAGTAATGGTGCTTGTCATTAGATACTCCAGAAACAAAATGCTCTCCAGTATTATTGGATCTATCTACTGTTTTTAATAAATAGTGATAATATATAGATTGTTTTGGATCATTCTTATTGGGGAAACCTATTCCTGTTTCAATATCTGAATCAATATAAAAAGTAGACGCTGATAATTTATTTGCATACTCGTTCGGATTGTCTTCAAAATATCCGCTAATATCTGATATCTTCCAGCAGTTTGTGTTTTTGTTTGAAGGTGACGCAACTCTACCCGTAGGTATTCCTGTTTTATATACTAAGACACTTTCTATATCAGAAGATATACCTGCACCCCAATCCCATTCTAGTATCGCCTGTTTTGGGCCAGATGTAATCTTAAAATTTTCTGGATTAATCGGTGGCGTAGTGTCTTTTGGCGTTAATATTGGATTATCTATTGAGCTTGTGTATATACTGTATTTTCCATCAAATTCATGTATCCTAGCTCTTAAATAATAATTTTTATTAGCTAATAAATTTGTAAATACCCCGCTCCCTGTATTGCCTACTCCATAAGTAACATCAGAAAATTGGGATCCTACAATTTGTCTATATTGCGGGTCTGATGCTAAATCTACTTTGTAATATGCATGCTGATAATTTAATTCATCTTCGATTTTATATGATATAAAAGCATGTATAGATCCATCTCCTTTATCATCATCCTGTAAACCTGATAAAGCTCTTATTTCGATTGGGGCTAATGCTTCTGTTAAACCTACAGATATCCTTTGGCCAAAATCTGCTATAGGATTATTTGTGGCCACACTAAAATCCCCTGTATTATTAGAAGTATCTACAGCTCTTAGCCAAAAATAATATTCCATATTTTCGTTTCTAGCAAAATCTTTCAACGGTATAATTTCCGAAGTGGATTTTGTTTGCTGATGAATCATTGTTCCTTCGCTTCTACCAGTATTATTTGCAAAACCAGAATATAACACTATTCGATCTAAATCGAAGTCTCTTGGATTATCCCAAGATAGAAAAATGTTGTTTCCATTTTTCACTGAACTTACCCAGGTCGGCACACCTGGCTTAGTTTTGTCAGGTGGGGCATAAATATACGGAGAATTTATAATGCCTGGATTGTCAGAAAATTTTGCATTTGAAAGTGGTATGTCTTGCCCCCAGTTAGTTTCCAAAACATCCAAAAACACTCTTGTTTCTACTTCATATAATCTGTTGCCTTTAGCTTCAAATGAAAAATGACCTGAACCCATCCCTATTCTGCTTGGATCGTAAGAAGCCTTGTTTGTATCAATAAAAGATGAAATTGTCGTATCTTGGGTTTCTTGATATTTCGTTAAATAGTATTTAAATGATTCTTCATTTTGTATACTTCCTGAATAAAAAACATGAATCAAAGATCTTCCATCTGTAGTTAACTCTCCGCTTGTATGAACATTTGGCCCTGCTAGATTTGCATATCGGTATGTGTAACCTGTATACATTCCAGTGTTATTAGATGTATCTACAGCTAAGGCATGAAAAGGGAAGCTAGTTTTTTCCCATGATTCCTTCCCCTTGTCTCTAAATGAGTCTATAGTAAAAGAAGGGAAATCGTCAGGCAAAACAGATGCAAATGGTGCTTGTATTGGTTCGTTCACTATTCTTGCATCTGCAGCGTTTTGCTCTTCTTCACTCATTCCGAAATTTTCTTTTCCGTCACCTGTGAATAGTAATATTTTAGCTACATCATATTCTTTTGGCATATCCCAGGAAAATCTAAAATTAGAAAACTGTTTAGAGACTCTAAAATTTTCCAAAGGTGATGGAGGTATGTTATCTTGACCTAAAGTGGTTCTACTTTCTCCGTCTGGAGTGCTTCTTCCATCTACAGTAAAAGCTGATAATTTTCCTAAATAAGTGCTATTTGGCAAGACTTCTAAAATTTCTAAATGTCCCGATGTCCCAGCATTATATTTTGGATCAGCTACTGATATATCGGATTTTCTTATATTTATACTTTTCGAAGGGGTGCCATTTGTCTCATCATATATTTTTAATATATATCTGTCAAATGCTTTTGCCTCATGATAGCTTCCAGAATAAAATGCATGAAGTACTGGTCCAATATGGTATGAGTCTGTACCTCCTGCCACTTCTCTAATTTCTCCAGATAAATATAAAGAAGGTGGCACTTTTAAATCAAATAAACTTAGCAAGTTACTATTCAACGGGTCACTTAAATTACTTGCATAATCAAAGGCTCTTAAATGAAAAGCTCCTGTTTCATTAAAGCTAATTCTGTTTCCATCATTATCCCTTATGGTTCCGTCTGAAGTGTCAGCTTCATATGTAAAATAAGTCGTATTAGGACCGTAAACCTCTGCAAATTCTGAACCCGCTTTTGGTTCAAAAAATTCATTCCCTTCTAGTTTCGTATCTTTTAGGTCTGTAAATTCAATATCTGGATTATTGCCTCCTAAATGTCCAGTATATATTCTATATCCTGCCAAGTCTCTTGGTTTGTCTTCTTGACTCCATGCAAAGTTTAAAGAATTTGGGAATAGTGAGCTTATTTTAACCTTAAAGGTTTTTGGTTTTCCAGGTGGGACATTATCTACATTAGCTCTAAAAAACCCAATTTTATTTGCTGACCTTCCATATTTATTAGCCTCACACCATCTAAATTCATAATAAGCATCTGGATTCGGAACTTCAAACTCTCCAGATAAAACATTGCCAGTTGTTAAACTTGAATAAGTTTCTCCAAAAACATCACAACCTTCTATTTTCAATTCTCCCATTTCTTGGGGTTCTCTCGCTCGTCGAACTTCTATAGATTGATTAAAATTATCTTCTTCGAATCCTGGTATAGACACTTCTTTTCTAGTCTGTCCTCCAAATACCGCTTTCTTATTATCGGGCCCAAATTGCCCTCCGTCGCTTAAGTCTGCAGCCGAAGGATCATAAAGTATTTTGTATTGAGCACATCTTTCTCCACTCAATACATATTGTCCATTTTGCAATACATTTACTCCTCTATTTTTAGAAGATGATAGTCTTGAGAAATAGTCTTCTTTTATTTCTTGAACTCTAATCTCATACCTTCCATCCGCACTTCCTTGGTAATATGAAGCGTTTTGCATGGTATTATGAAAGTAATATCTAACTTTCGCTTTTGGCTCTCCTAAACTATTTACATACCCAGAGGAAGTGAGTATTAAATCTACTGTATTTTCTCTAGGAAAACCAAAATGTATTATCTGTTCTTCTGTTTCTCCTTCATCTACTAATCCAGGGCCTCCTCCTCCTGCTCCTGGATTAGCATCTTCCGTATCAAAACTATCTCTAAACCCAGGTGATGTGAAAATTGGAGAATCATCATCTGCTATGTTAAATTTTCCAGAGTCATATTCCACCGCTGTTATGGAGTAAGTTCCATTATCGTTTTCTTGTTTAGCTACCAATTCATAGTTCTTACTATAGTTAAAAACTTCCCCAGCTTTGCTTTCTATATGTATTACATAAATGGTTCCAGGGATTATTTTATAAGGCCAATTTGATCGATCATCACCCTCAATCATGGTTCTTAAAACACCAGTTGACAAAAAGTAATCATTTAATGTAGCAAACCCTGCGCCGCCTGCCATTAAATCCCTATTCTCTTTTGGTTGAGCTACAACCAAAGGCTCATCCGCATTTGTTTTAATAATTGTTCCAGATGTTGAGTGTCCAAAATAATTATTAATTGAATTGTTATCCGATGTATCTGAATTAATTGGTATTTTCGCAAAGCTCCTGCTTCCTGCATCTAAACCAGCTGTTATATTATAACCATTTCTGTGTATAAAATCTGAATATGAATTTTCTTTAAAATCTTCCTCATCTTCCCTTGGGATTAAAAAACTTATTTTGTTTATATTGTAATCTCCAGTTGGAATTTGCCTATCCAGTACAATAAAATTGTCTTCTATATTGGGTTTATTATCTTCTATATGTCTAACTCTTCCCCCAATTATAAATCCATTTTTTAGTTCATCTTTTACTGAGAAAATATCTCCAGGCATTAGTCTTTCCGCATCTCGAAAGGCAGCAAAAGAAATTTGCTCCTCCTCTCTATTTGAGCTTAATAATATCCATCTTGCTACTCTTTTAGCTTGATCTCTAGATGTACAACCGACAGCAGTAATTTCTTTTTCAAGCAAGCCGTATCGAATTATCCCTTCAGGGTCCTCCAAATATTCATATCTGGGTAGAAAAGAGTTCTCTTTATCCTTATATGCTACTTTTACTGCTGTAAATTTAGTATGTTTAGGGGTTCCCCCGTAACTAAACATACCTTCAGCCACACTATCATTCGTGAATGTTGCTATGCTTTCCTTGGGAGCGTTTAAAGCTACGAAAACAGCCAAATTATTAAAATAGACCATTCCTCTGAAAATGCTAGCAATTTCTTTTACCGCTTGATAAGCTTCCATAGAATTTGATAACATTATATTGCAAGTATACCTTCTTTCTGTAACAAATGATGTTGATGATTTCTCTAAAGGTTTTGATGTGGTTACTATTTCATCGCAATATTTTGCTATTTTATATAACTCCCATTTGTCAATATATATATCTTTTGTATATTCGCCAAGTCCATACCTATCATTTGTTATGATATCATAAAGAATCCATGCTGGGTTATCTGTCCACTCTAATTCGTCTTTAAATGTACCGTCCCAAATTCCTTCATGTCTTTCTTCGCTTGTATGTAAAGATCCTTTAGCATGCCCTTTATAAGCGTATGCTCTTTTTTTTGTAGGCCCTTCTGGGCCTTCAAGTTTTTCTACATAATTAGAAGGTACTTTTACTTTTTTTAGCTTTATATCGTATGACCTAGAAGGTATACCAGCAAAAGCTTCTGCAGACAAAACTGTTCCAACATAAGCAGAAGAAGGGTAAGATAAATTTACTTTTACAATTTCCGTAACACTATCTAATGCGACAGCAAACTTAGATTTAAAATTAAAAGACTCTTCTGTTGTATTTTGTATGTATACTTTTCTTGGCCTTGGCTTTCCTCCAGGCAGATCTTTTACATCTATTAGTTTTAAAAAAACATCTTCCTTGTATTCGCTTAGAGCTATACCTTTAATCTTTAAAAACACATTTCTTTCATTAAATCCATCGTCGCTAATTGGTAGAACTTCGTTTTCCGCCAAAGATCTATGAGCAACCCCAGAAATATCTCCCCATATATGAACTCCTCCATTATTGATAATATGTGACCCATCATCGTCTATTGCATAACACATTGGTACTGAAATCGTCAACCCTAACCAATCTACATCGTTATCTATTACTGAGTGATTGGCTTGTGATTGTAGGGTGCTAGGTTGAACTGTTTGATCTTCAAGTTTTATGCTATTGTTTAAAGGTATCCTTAAAGGTATCGTCTGTGAAGTGTAGGAAAAATCTTCCAGCCAATAGAAATTATCGTCTTGCTCTTGGTATAAAGGGGTTTGATTTTCTGTTCCTATTTTAAATCCTATATTTATATTTCTAAAATTATATTGCCCCCCTCCTGCGGTTCTTACATATTCTGTATTCTGTACGGGAACTTCATTTAGATATATAGCTTTTAATATATCTGTGCCTTCTACTTTTCCTCCAGTTGCATCACAAAAACCTTCTATCGGCCCTTCACATATTAAATCTACAGTTTTAATAAATGACAAAGATTGTAGTTTTTCTTTATCTTCGTCCGAAGGAGTGTATACTTTTTCATTTCCGCGTCTTATTCTCCTAAAAAATATCCTAGGATCTGTGTCCGATGCATTCGCATGTATAGTGACAGCCATGTTAACTCCTAAATAAATCTACATGCATTGCCCCAACCGTGTTTCCTTCACTATCTATTTCAGTGTCAGAAACTTTATCAAAAGCAGCTGTTCTAGCATTTAATAAAGAAGAAGATACTACATGACTACCCACTCTCAATCGACCATAACCAAGTGGCACTGGGACACCTTGTTGTACATTATTCATGGGTCGCTGGAAAGTATAAGATGTAGTTGACTTTAATGTCGGGGCAGCATCTTCTCCCAAAGTTGGAGGCTCTGGATCGTCTATTAATTCTTGTTTGAACCCTTCCAATAATGCCCAATTTCCATATTCATATGATAGATCTGATGCAAGATGAGATAGATTACCAAAAAACCCACCAAAACTATCAAACCAACCATCTCCACCAGGATTAGCCCAATCTCCTAATTTATCAAATCCCCAACCTAAAGTTGATCCCGCAGCCCAGTCTCCTACACCGCCTCCCCCTGTTAAGCCGCCTTCAAACAGGCCTAAAATCATTTCAAATTTACCTCTTACTCGCGGGAAAATGTGTAAGCTTTTTTTCCCTTTTAATGATACTTTTATTTCTTCTTTTGCGCTTAAAGGCTTTCTATCTGCATATATTTTATATGTAATTTGCTCGTTTTCATATAAAAACCTTCTGAAATCTGGAAAGTTAGCATCTAATGCTCTTACTACTTCTTGAGTATTTTCAACACTTAAATTATGTTTTTTTCCAAATTTTTTACCTAAAATTCCATGTAAATTTACCTCAACCATACCTTTTTCCTATACTCAAGTTACACATGATAAAGTTTTTTTCAGAGATTTTAAATGCTTGCAATCTTCAATTTCATTAATGTATGTTTTTTTTGTTTCTTTTTCATACATCAAAAAAGGTATTTGCAGGTATTCTGAATTTAATAAATCATATTTTGATAATCCATTAGTTCCATATGGGTGCGAATGAAATATGCATACTATTTCTCCATTGTTGTGAATATCAATATAGTCTTTATCACATATAATAAATTCATGTTTTTTGTTATTTGCCATATTGATACATTCTTTAAATAAAAATCTATTTTTTGATTTGTAAATAATTCCACACACTTCTTCGTCGCTATTCTCTGAAATTTTTATTATATATTTTATTATTTTTTCTAAAGACATCTTAAAATAACCTGCTAGAAGGAAAGCCTCCAAATGGTAGGCTTATTTCATCCCTAAACCTTAATTTACATCCATTGAGGGTTTTTGAGCACTCATCTCGTACCCAATTAACATTACTGATACTCGGCTTGTTCGTATCTGAGGATGTATGGTCTTGTGAGCACACATAGACTGTATGTCTTGTGTCATTACCTTCTCTGGTGATTAAAAACACAGCATCATTAATTCTATAAGCTTGATTCAACTCCCACAAACCTTTATCCACTATGACTTTTTTAAATTTTACATTATTTGCATCTGCTACTGGGTTTCCTACATAGCCGCAATTTTTACCTCTATACTTCCAATAACAATAATTATTTATTACTTTTCTTCTTGGAATTGTCACATTTTCCATATCAAGAGCATTCGAAAGCTCAAATTCTGCATAAAATTTATTTTCTTGTATTTTGTGATTTATAATCCATATGTCGTCCCTAAGTTTTGCTTGGGGATCTGGATTTACACCTATTTTATCCCAGTATCGTTTATCTTGTTGATAATTTAAAAAGTTTTTTTCATCTAGAAATTTCACAAAAGTTCTCGTTCTTTTGACTTTAGCTTTTAAAAAATCATTTTTATTTACAATGTATTTAGAAAGAAACCCGTTAAAATTGATTATTTTAAGAGTCGGTCTAGATAAATTTCCATCGCCCCTTACCTCTATATTTTCTATAGAATATGGGACATAGAAATACTCTTTGTCGTCAAAAAAAAGTGAAGAATGAACGGCTCCGTGACCAGAATGCATTCTTATTACGTCTTCCGTGTTTGGTATAGAGAATATTTCTATTAACTCCACAATCAAAGATCTGTTCGAGAGAAAAAGCTCCCTGTTTATTTTCGCACTGTTTTGTTGAGAAGGCATTATTAAATAATAAATTTATAAACATTTTTTTCCACTAAATACTGGACTTCATTTTCATTGAAAATCCATTCTCCATAAGAGTGACAGTTATATCGTTAGAGTTTTTAAAAACAAAATTATGCTCTATAGTTTTACAATGCACATGGAGCTCTCTTGGTCTAGGGCCTTTTGTTTTGAATTTAATTGTTTCAAACCCTTGTTTTTGCAAGAAGAAAGATATTATTTTTAAAGCCTCTGCATCAGACACTCCTTTATATATTAAATTGAATGAATTATTAAAATTCATCTCGCTGTCAGATTTGCTATAAGCCAAACCTTTTCCTTCAGAAAATGTTTGCGAAACTCCTTTTGCCGCAAAAGATTGCTCGTATGAAGGTTGAATGTCAAGTTCTTCTCTAAAGAAATAATCATTAATTATTTCTTTTTGCTTCTCAGGCAAAGCTTCTATATAAATTATGTTTCTTAAATTTAATTGAGATAGATTATCTGCCATAAAAGTCGTGCTTATTGATGCTGTGTTCGGATCGGATTGTTGTACTCCGTATGATTCGAATTCAAACTCCTGAACAAAGTAAGGCTCTAACGAATACAAAGACTTATATTTATTTGAAATATCTAATTCATCGTAAGGTTTTGGTTGAAATATGAACTTTTCTCCAGCTTTAGTTTTTTCAAAAAAATCAATTAAATAATAACCATCCCTAAGGTTTAGATAGGAAAAGTCTAAATTCATCCTAAAGGATACTCGGTTTAAATTATACATATCATGCACTACATGGCCATTATTAGATCTCATGAAATTTATTGAGAAATCTATCGTGACCTTAGAGCCATAAGAAGGCATTAAAGTCATTGGATTATTAAATTTAAATTTTTTTAAATTCTTGTCTCCCCTTGACCCTTTAAGAAAATCAGAATAAGTGTTATAATTATTCGAGCCTATGTTTTGAGACTCTATGAAATAGTCTCTATTTAATGCTCCTATTTTTATAAAATCTTCCATTATAAAACCATTTCCTGCACTTCTATAGAACCATTTAATATGGAGTCTTTTGACATTGTTAAATTTTGGTTTTTAATAATACCAATACATTCCAGGGTTTTTCCTCTAGCTTCGTAATCTATATTCCTTGGAGATATATTAATTGATGCTGTTTTTTCTCCTGAAAACCTAATTAGATTTCCTATATTTTCTCCTTCTACTTTAAGTCTTTTTGACATAGCTGTTAATGTCACATATCTAGGGAATTCGGATCCTATTTTGTAGCTGGCTGTTCTCTCGCACATAACTGAATAATTAATACTTTTAGGAAATTCTAGTCCAATTGATTTTTTATTAAAATTTATTAATTCTGCATACGCTGCGTTTGCTAGTTTTCCAGGGTCTTCTTCAAATGCTCCTGTTTTAACCGATCCATCAAACCCACTGTACATCGTAAAACTCGCATTACATAGCACAGGCTTGTATGGACTCATGTCTATTTCGTAGTTTGTTAAATATGCTCCAGAAAAATTTATTCCACCGAAACTCCCGCTACACGGCTTATTTCCAGTCAATTCCGCTATTAAATCTGTTTCTCCTGTTGTATAATATTGGATATTCATTGTTGAGTCTATCTGGCTTGATGCAGAATATTCTCTAAATCCGCCCCCATAAATTTTTGAGCTTTGAGTGTTAGCGGCATTTGCCATGCTAGCTTCTATAGCAAAAACTTTTTGGTTATTAATTTCTACTACGAACTCGTTGTATTTTATGTAACTCATATTATGTATATTTTATATTAACCCCCCTCATTGATGAAGAGACATAGCTTAATGTAACGGATGTATTATTCTCTGCGTCTGTAGATAAAGATTCTGATTTTAGTTCAGCATTTTCAAAAATATATTCAACTTTTTTTTCTTGGCCGCATTTCCCTGATAATACAATTTTTATATCTTTAATATGTATGCCTGTCTTTATATAATCATAAACATTTTTAGATTCATAGTCGTCTATATCTATAGTTGTCGTGAAATTTTGGGTGACGGGTAATTGAGTAACTACTTCGCATGGATATATGTCTCCTATCTTATAATAAGGTTGGTTATTAAACTCTATGCTAAATGAAAAGCTGGTAACTCGGTTAGTTGAAACTCCATCGCAATATAAAAATATACCGCTATTAGGGGGTATAAATAACTCTTTTTGAGGGTTTTCTTTGATTTCTAAATTAGACTCTGCCTCGTTTCCCATTTTCCCGAATATTGATGCAGATAAACTTGTTTCAGGAATTTGATCTACAGTAAAAGAGCAATCATAATTATTTATATACCCGCTTTCAAAGTTTAAAGATTTATCTCCGTATTTTAAACCTCCGTTAAAACCACTTTTGCTTAAAAATAGCCTTGTAATCGGCTCGTCATCAGATATCATCAACCTAGAAAAACTAAGATTTCCAACCCCCGCACCGTTTTGCATACTTTTTATAGCTCCATTATATCCCAGGAAAACTTCCTTCTCTGAGGGTATTGTATAACCCATGTTAATAGAAGATATTCCAGATATTTGTGTTCCATCTATATAGAAAGCTTGCTCTTCGTTTGCTATAAAGTTTTTCACTACCTCAATCTACCTCCAGTTCTTTGCTCTTTAGCTATAACGTCCATCACCGCAGCCTTCACTTTTTTAGCAAAACTAGCGGATTTAGTTGGATCAGACATTGAAGAACTAACACCTCCCCCAGAGTCAACATTAATATTTATGTTTACATCTCCATGGGAAATATTTGATACACTACCTGATCCACTACCGCCCTGAACTGGCAGGGTTCCCGTATTTAATTGATTCATAACATTAGAACCATATTTTTTTACGGACTGCGGGTTCATTACATACTCACCAGATGTTAACACACTTGGAACTCCTCCGCCTTTATTCCTAAGTATTACTTGATTTTGTGTCACCTGCCCCCTTTGTCCAGTTCTAGCCATTTCAGAGGCGGCTATTTGAGGCCCTTCATAACGTCTTAACGCATCATAATAATCATGCGCTGCGACCCTATCATCTGGGTTCTTGTAAATTGAGGTTGCGCTATTTCCAGGCACGTCAATGTATCCATCTCTTTTGTATTGCTTCTCAGATCTTTCTTTAAATCTTTTTTGGCCAAAATCACTTTCTCTATACTTCTGTCTTGCAAAATCTGCCACCTTTCCAATCACAGCCCCCCCGACCATTCCGTAAAGCATTCCAAGCATTGCATTTTTTTCCAGTTTCTTTTGGTAATCTTTAACTTTTTCCCTGTATTTTTCTTGGGCGGCTGTTTGTTGATCCTGACGTAATATATTTTCTTTGTCTTTAAAGTATTCCTGAATCACTCTATCGTTCGCTATAGCATATGAACTTAAATTTTTATTGATTCCTATTTCCCCTCTCGTTACTTTGTATCTCGTTACCGAACCATATTCATTAGTGTCTTCATACTCTTCTCTTTTAGCGGCGAAAGGAGCTCCAATACTGAGTCCAACTGCCCCTCCGTCTTTATATCCACCCAGTATTCCTTGATTCAAATTGTTCAAAAAGTGAACTCCGTATTTATCTACAGAACTTTTTTTAATAACATATTCCCCACCAGTAAGCATTGCTGGAACATCATCCCTAACACCACTTCCACCAGTTACCATGCCTCCATAATTATAACCAAGCCCAGTTATTTCTCCAAATGCACTTAAAACTCTTGATGAGGCACTTTTTAATACAGCTTGCTGTATATGATTTATCAATTGGATGCCTACTTTTTTCATGGCATTGCCGAAGCTATCGGCGCCGCTTAATGCCACACCCATTGCATCAGCAAGACCGTCCCTTAATTGCATAGGCAAATCTTGACCAAGTCTTGTATATATTTGCTCTGCATCGCTTTTTACATTTGCAAATCCAGATTTTAATCCATCAGTCATGTTGGGAAAAAACTCTCCCATGAATCCTCCGTCACGACGAGTTGTTCTTGACATTTGTGATGCAAGGTTTTGCATGCTTTTATCCAATGTTTCTATTGAGCTTTTTAATGAATCCGCAGCTTGTATGCTTGCTGGGTCTTGAGATTGGTAACCTTGACTTTGTCTCACTTCTGATAAAGCAGCTAGTTTTTCAGTCCTTTCATCTATCATTGAGGAAAATTTTTCAAGCTGATCAGGAGTACCAATCGATTGTTGGTTTGCCATTATCCTAGCTTCAGCCACTTCAGCTGAACTCGCTGAAGGGTCTCTAGCTAAAACTTCATATTGTTTTTGTCTTCCTAATTGCTCTACAGCTCTATCAAATGCAGATGCTCCAGCTTGAGCTTCCACATCTAATTGATTTAAATTTCTAAATTTATCAATAGTTCCTGATGAATATTTTCCAAACTTTAAAGAGCCTTCGAAGTTCTCAATATCTCTTTGAGCTTGGCGCAGAAACTCTTGATTCGTTAGTTGATTAATTGTTTCTTGATATTTATCTCCAAATACCTTCAGAGTATCTACAAGATTTTTAAATTTATTATAATTTTTATCGCTCGAAGGTATTGTTGATAACATGTTATTTAATTCATCATTAATACCTTGAATGCTTGTTCCCTCTTTTATCTTCTCATCGTATTTTTCAGTTAAATTAATATTGATATTGTCAAATGTTTTGATTTGTTGAGTTACGGCCTCATTGGCTTGCCTTGATTTATCAATAACAGTTTTTGAAGATTGGTTTGGTGTTGAAGATTGTTTAGATGCAGCCTTTAATTCAGTATTTATATCTTTTAGTTCTGAATTTAATTTTTCTAAACCTTTGTCTGCATCAGCCAATACAGCTTCCTGTGCTGCGACAAGTTCTTTTTGCTCTTTAATAGCTTCTGGTAGCCTGTCCCTGACTTTCTCATAATCACTAGAATCTATATTCCTGACGCCCTCTGAAATCATTGACGATCCTGGCCCAGCTGCATAAACTTTATAACTTTCTTTAAGTAAGTCAGGCATATTAGCTCCGCCTTCGGACAAAGAACCTCCTACATATTTCTTTAGCAGCTTGTCGCCTGCCGAAGTTAATGGTTGAAAAATTCCTTTATTTTTATCTTCCTTAAATAAATTAAATGCTTTTTCGAGAGCATCTAAAGATTTTCTTTTTGAATCTAAAATACTTGCTTGGAGCTTTCTTGCTTCCCCTGCCTGCTCTACAGCTCCTTTCTTTGCTCCTTGCTTGTCTCCAAGTTGAGCTATATAATCGCTAGGGGCTCTAGGTCTTGAAATTCCAGGTATTCCTCCACCTTTATTTACTGACACATTCGTTTTCGAGCCATCTGGGATAATTAAATTATTTCTAGATGTTTCTCCTCCATCTGGAGCCAATTCATCTTTAATAGTGTCTCCTAATTTATTGAGAGAATTGATTAGATCTCTCTCGGACATTAATCTAAGAGCATCTCTTTTGAAATTCGAAAGCATCTCTGATTGTTTTAGAGCTTTTTCTTCTTCAAATATTTTTCTTTGTATTGAGTCTTGACGTTTTATTTCTTGCTCGTCAGTCCTCATCCCTCTAAATATAGGAGACTGCTGAAATTCCAATTTACTAATATTGCTGGATGCTCTTCCTTCAGCTCTCATCAATGATAAATCAGATCGAGCCTCAAACAAACCTATTGAAGATGATCTATCTTCAAGCATGCCTTGTATTTTAGATTGAATTTTATTTATTTGATTGGTTAATTCTAAGTTTCTTTTGTCTGCAGCTATAGATTCTGCCAAAACATCACTTTTATCATAAGTCTGATTAAGCATTTCTTGCAACATTTTAGCTTGTTCAGGACCTATAGATTTGCTGAATGAAACTAATAAGTCTCCCCCTTGGTTAACAATGCTTTCATAATTTTTAACTAATGTTTCTATGGCGGCTCGCTGTTCCTCAAGAGTACCTACCCCCAAATAGGCTTTAAGTTCTCCAGGGTCATTTGGCATTTGTATACTGCCTTCTCCACGAGCATTTAAACCAGCTATTTCAAAAATTTTAGATGCTCTATCTTGATTTATCTTAGTTTCTATTTGAGCATCTAGTTGCCTGCTTGTTACCATTGATTGTAGTGCTCCAGGGCCTTGACTATTTACAGCTCTTCTAACTGCATCTAATTGAGGAGCAGTTAAATCCAATTCTTTTTCTTTTGACATAACGCCCCTAAGTAAAGAAACTACATTTTCTCTATCTTGAGTTCTGGCTTTCAAAGAAGCTTGCATTTGAAATATTCTAGACTCTTCGTTTGATAAAAATTCTGTAGCATTTCTACCAGACATGAATTGAGCTGCAAAATTTGATCTAGCCTGTCTGTTTTGAATATTGCCAGAAGTTCTAATTCTATCAATCTCCATAGCCTTAATGCTTTCAGCTATGGTTGTTTTAAATTTTTGAGAAACATTAAATAACTGACTAGCTATGGCGTCTGAAGCATCTCTAGTTTTTTGAAAATTCTCCACATTTTTCTTGGCCTCTTCTATGATTTCAGCAAAAGAAACATTGCCTTCTTTGAAAAGAGCCATCATTTGATCTACAGCCTCCCTTGACATTACTCCTGCATCTACCAGCTTATCAAACTCAGCTAAATCATCTAAACCCAAATCGGTATATTCTTTTAATTCTTTTTGAGCTCCACCTATTCCGAAAAACCCTCCAGTTTCAACTTGTCTTCCCGCATAAGCGCCCACTCCAGCTCCTATTGAAGCCATTAATAGAGGACTAGCTAGACCTCCAGTTAAAGCAGTTAAAAGAGCTGACCCACCTATTAATGCAGCAGCACCAATCCCAGCTCCTACACCGATAGCCCCACCAGCTAGAGTTCCTGTAGATGTGAAACCTTGTCTACCTTCAGCTGTTGCTCTAAGGTTTTTCATTGTTTCTGGGTCTAATTGTTTACCAGTTGCAGTTCTAGTTTCAAGACTGGTTTTTATAGCATCTAATGTACTAAAAACTTGGCTTTCTGTGGTTTTACCATTTCTGATATTCTGAGCCATTATAGAGCTGATAGCAACTCCAGCATTCCCAGCATTCCCAGTTCTTAATGCCATTCCGAAGTTTTGAATTGATGTTGCTACTGCCGTTTGGTCACTTAATTCCTTTTCTATCTTAGATAAAGTGAGTGGGTCTCCTCCAGACTGAGCCACTCGCTTTAAAATTTTTGGATCAGTAATATTTGACATCATTTGATTGATTGAAGAATCAATTCTATCCAATGACATTGTATCTCCTCGCCCAAAAGCCTCGGCTCTTGCCGAAGACATTCTTTGTATATTTGAAATTGCTTGGATGTTTTGAGATGTTACAGAAATTTCTTTTTCCCTCATTCTGATTTGCTCATCTATAGTTAGCGTGGCTTTTTGCATAGATGATATAAATCCAGCCGCTCCTCCCACTATGGCTCCTGGAAGCCCAAAAATAGCACCCATTCCAGCTCCTACTAATGTGCTTGGCAAAGCTCCTGTGTCACTTACTCTATAAGATCCATCTTTTAAAGTTGCCCTGTCTTCTCTGCTTACTTTATTTTCTAAAAATCCAGCTAGAGCAGGCAATATAAAAGAAGCTCCTAACCCCACTGACCCACCAAAACCTTTTAATCCATTGGCAAATTGTTTCGTTGGGTCTTTTAAAAATCCCCCTATTCTGCCCGCTCTATTTGCTATCCCTCCTCCAGCTCCACGGCTAATATTTTGCCCAAGGTATCCTGCTTGAAAAGACCCGAGAAGTCTCTGTCCAAAACCTTTAACCCCTGTTTCTCTGGAAGCTAAGTTGTTCCTCGCCTTGCTTGCTGAGCTTTCAGACCTCCGTCTTGATTGGTCCTGCTTTACGGTTTCTCTTATTGCTGATGTCGCACCTTGTAATGTTGAAATTGCCGTAAGATTCCTGGCGCTAGAAGAAGCATCATTTCTTAATTGTTTTTCTAGGTTATTTGCTAATTTTGTATTTCCTGATTGTAAGGCTTTTGTAAAAGCATCTAATTTTCCTAAAAAGGGCTTCGCATTTCCCCTCACTAAACCACCAAATTCACCACTTCTAAATCCAGCCATAGCCAATGATTTATTTGAAGAAAGAACCCCTTGCTCTTTCATGAAGGAACTAAATTCTCTCCTTGCTGATGTTCCCATACTAGCAATTATTTTATTTGCTTCTTTTTTGTCTTGTGTTTGAATTCCCTTTGATTCTAAAAAGCTTTGTGCATAAAATTTCCTAGCTTCATTTTTGTTAAATCCCTTACCTCTTTCTTCAAACACTCTAGATTGAGACCTAACCTTACTCTCTGCTTTTAAAGCTTTGTCCATTGCCCTTGCTGTAGTTAAAGGCATATTCATCATTTGTTTTGCTTGCGTGTCTAAGTTTCTATTTAATGCATTTAGGGTTCTTAGTGTTTCTTTATTTTGTTCTACATTAGTTCCCTTAGATATGTTTTTCAGTGCTAGTGCTTGTGCGGTCGCCAAAGACTTCTCAAGCTCTCTTGGTCCTTGATTTGCAAATTGAGCTGCTAAAGCTCCTACAGCGCCTCCTTTTTGAGCTACTGATTGTAAAGCTTCAGCTCTAAACATTTGTTTTGCGAATTGTCGCCTGTCTAGAGATTCCTTCCCCATCAATCCAACTCTAGCTGATTCTTTTAAGTTGTATTCTTTTATGAGATTGGTGGTTTTTCCAAATGAATTTGCTATTCTATTTAAATATTGAGCTCCTCTTTTAGTGCTAGCGCTAAATAAGTTTATACTGTTTCTGGCTTCCATGAAAGATCTCTCCATCATATTTAAACCTTCTGCTCGAACGGCTCCTGCCGCTTGACGTCTTACATTAATTACATCTCCTAGATCCAATGCATAATTAGGCATTGAGGTTTTTTGATTAGGATTTAATCCTCCGTGTAAAGCTCTAGCTTTAGCCAAAGAACCTCCTTCTTGTTCTTTGTTAACAACAGCTAGTCCAGGGTTTCTTGAACTTTTAAGAGAGGGGGCGGAGACGACTTTAGGAGTCACTCCGAAAGAAGCTTCTCTGGATACAGCGTCCGCTACAGCCCCAGCATATCCAGGATTTGAATTCAGTATATCTTTTGCTTTACTAGAAAATAATGCATAGTTTGGCACATGGCCTTGATTCGACATTTTATAAGTCCAAGAGTCGCTGCCCCAATTACCTTCTGGCTCAAGCTCATCCTTACTGAATTTTAAATCTTTATTTTTCTCGACTTTAAATTTTCCTTTTTTGGCTATACTGTCAATTACTCGCATAGCTGATTTTGATGTAGTCATATCTCCATACAAACCAGTATAACCACTCTTTTTAGCATAACGAGCCATGAATTCATAAAGTTGACGACCGTAACCTTTGCCTCTTAATGCTTGATCAGATTCACCAGTAAAGATAACTTGCAATCCCGTCTTTCCAGGTCTTTTTGGATCATCAATTTCTGTAGCTTGAGACTTTACGAATTTTTTATCCCCTACAAACGAAGAAAACTGAACCTGTTTTGGCGGCCCAAATGGCCCATCTTCCCCGCCAAACTGTTGAGTTTTTACTCTAAATTTTGCAAAGTTTGGAATTAATCCAGCTGCAGCCATATTAGGATCTACTAATAATTTTTTACCTCTATGAACAACGCTTTCAATTCTATCTAAATGTACCCTTCTGTAACCTTTATCTCCAGGTCCAGCTGAAGGTATGTGAAGAACTCTAGTTCTACCCACATTTGCTGTCCTATCGAAATCATCCCAACTATCAAATCCTTTTGGTGGAGGAGCTCCTTTTTTATATTTATGAACACCATGTCTGCCGACATATGTTATCGGATCTCCACCTTTTAATGGGTGATACTTTACAGATTTATATAAATGATTTTTTATAATATTGTCTAGCTCAGACATACCAATGACTCCATCATGGCCAGATTTACTAACCGCAGCGCTTCTTTTCTGGCTCGCATTAATTCTCAACGGAATGAAATTAGGAACAAAACCATCTGCAAAACCGAATCTTTTAAACGCCTTTGCTCTTCTTTTATCAAAAAAGTCATCGACTATATCTCTTTGTCCAAAAAATCTAGAACTTCTTTTGAATAATTTTCTTTCAGCTTCTTCTGGCCCTACCCCATCAAGCATTTTTTCAAATTGGCCAGGAATCAAGCTTGGTAAAAATTTATCTAAATATTTAGAAGATTGTGAAGCATTCACATTTTGCATTACAGTCTCCTGTACAGCTTTTAATGTTTTTAATTGGTCTCCTCTAAATCTGCCAGAAAGTTCTCCAAAATAACCAGACTTCCCAGTCATGGAGCTAGCGGATTTACTTGGTGTAAAGCTTTTGTAAAGTTGAGCTAATTGCATTCCTACGGGCCTAGCTTTAGTAATCCATTGCTCTGGATCATAACCTAATATCATTCTATTAGATTTAGGTCTATCATCTAAAGAGCTTGATTTCCCGTAGAATTCCATGAACTTATTTTCACTTAATAGATTGCTTCTTCTGCTTGGGTCACCTAACATACCCTTCACATTTTTTCTTACTTTAGATCGAACACCTTTTGTTCCAAAAAAGTCTTCCCTTAGTAAGCTTAAATTATCCGCCCTTGTTTTACTGAATCCATCTTCAGAATGTTTCATTGCGGGGACTGCTCCGTATTTATCTCGGAAAAATTTTTTCTCGCTAGAGTTTAACCCCGAATTAATATTTATAGAAGAAGATTTTCCAGTCAAATAACTATAAAAACTATTTAAAACTCCTGGGCTAGAAAGTATTTCTCTTTTTCTTGCGGAAGAAATATTACGCATTCCATATGTTGAGTCGCCTTCAAATAAAGACTTATACTGATTAATTGGTATACCAGTATATGACCCCTTAAATTCTAAAATATTAGCATCAGCATTTTTGATGAATGTTTTTAATATTGATTGTAAACTGGATTTATCTAAATATTTAAGAGCATCAGTATTATTAAGTAATCTTTTTTCTTCTGAATAAGGATCAAAAACACCCGTCTTTTTAGGAAAATCAAATGTGGATGAAAGTAGTGATCTTACTAAAGATTGTTCGTTAAGATTTTTATCAAAACTAAATGCTGAGAAATTTGGAATTTGTAATTTTCGATCTCCTAAATCTTTAATTCTTTTGTTTCTTACGGCGGCTCGTTTCGTGTTTAAATCATAGACCATGCCATTAAGATAACCATCTTTGGGGCCCATTGACCATGTTTGCGGGACATTGTTGCCGTAAAGTTTTAAGCTATCTTCTACTTGTTTCAAGAATCCAGGAGAAGCATTTTTAAGAAATTTTCTATGAATTAATGTTCTGACGGAGTCAAGCTCTGACTTGGTTCTCATCGAAGCACTAAATGAATGCCATACATCGCTTAATGTCCTGTCTGTACCGTCATTCAAAGATAGTCCAGTAGCTCTTCTTTTGCCGTAGATTAAGCCTGCCGCTACATTAGCTGGTGTTGCTTTATATGCAAAATTTGGTATCACTCCAGGTCTTTGAGTATTCAAAGACTGCAGCATAGTATTCGGTATAATTGTATTAGCGAAAAGTTGCCCAGGGATTACTTTACCAGGTCTTTGATAGTAAGATGTTGGATTGTAATACATGGTCAATGCCTTTTCATACATTGAATCTGGCAAGTCACCAAATACCATTGCTTTATTTTTTAGATTTGCTTTTTGTGATTTTGATTTTAAATAAGACGGTAAAGAGCTCCTAGCTATATCTCTTTCCCTAGCAGCTTGCTGCTCCAAATTATCCATTATAGATCTCTGCTCGTTAGACATTTGGGAATAATTACTATCCCATCTTGATTTTTTTCTTGAAGCAAAATTAGGAATTAAACCCCCGTTAGCATAAGGATTAAATCCATGTTTATTTTTAAAATTGTTTTTATATTCTTTCCCTGCTCTACTTCTTTCTGGAGGGATAATTGCAGGTTGTTTCATCCCAGGGAATTTCTTGATCTTTTCAGCGCTGTTATAAATAATTTGACCTAATCCAGAAACATTCATTGACTTAACGGACCCAGCTGTATATCCTCCTTTTTTAGCTCCATTTTTTTCAGCTATCCTTTCTGATGGGCTTACATAGTTAGGAACATGTCCTCCACTTCTAATCTTACTTAAGCTTGGTCCGTAACCAGCCCTAGAGATAGCTGGAGCTATAGATCTTGCAGCGGCAGCTATTTTCATCTGTTCTCGGCTCTGAGCTTGAAGAATAGAAAGTATTGTTTTTTCTTGAGCCGCTCTATTTCCTTCTTGGGATAGTATTCTTTTTTGAAGGTTTGAATTTTCTCCTAATACTCCAACTATTGATTGCTGTATCTGTCTTTGCTGCTCTGTTGTAGAAACTATTCCCAGTAATTCTTTAGCACTTCCTGCTAAAAATTTAAAAGTTGTCCTGAATAACTTAGCAAATAAACCTATTCCAATAACCAAGCCTGGGCCAGAAATCACATTACCTATTCCCTTTAATGCTCCCTTCATGAAATCTGCCCCAGCACTTTCACCATCTTCTTTTGAAAGTAAATCACTTAAACTGCTAAGGTTATCTCTTATTAGGGTTAAATAAGTTGTTATATTATCGCTAAATGCTATATTTCCAGCCAGTGCTGTCAGTTCCTTAATCACGGTTCCTGTTTGGTCTGCTAGTGCAGACATAGATCGATTTAAAATTTCATTTTTCTTATAAGCTTCATCTGTTGCCTGAGATGCTATTTGAGTTGCTCTTGCTAAAATGCTATTTTCATCAGATAAATCTTTAATTGCTGCCTTCAAAATGTTGATTTGAAATACCCCACCAACTTGTTCCGCTACAGCAGCTTTTGTTGTGTCAGTTAAACCCTCATATGTTTTTGAAAGATTTTCTAAAACAGTTATTGCGGGTAATGTGTTACCAGCTATGTCTCTTACAGCTATGCCAAGCTCTTCTAACCTCTTAATAGTGCTAGATCTTTGCACCCTTGTGAAAATAGTTTTAAAACTATTACCAATAACTTTACCTCCTCTTGCAGTTGCTTGCTGAGCTGCCGTAACCGCACCTAATAGTTGATCAAAACTCACTCCCGCATCATTTGCTACGGCTCCAGCTCTAGAAACTCCATCGATTAAGTCTTCAGTACTAACTGCAAACTGAACATCAACAGCAGCCATTTTGCTTAAAATTCTTGTAGAATCCAATCCTGCCTTGTTGAATGTGTTTAATGCGGCTGTAAGTCCACTTACAGCACTAGCCGCATCCAACCCAGTCAGTCTTGTTAAAATAAGAGCATCATTAGTCCTCTTCAAGGTTTCTTCCATGGTTAAACCTTGACGAGCCAATTCAGTTGCCGCAGTTGCTACAGTCCCAAAGCTTTGAGCTGTATTTTTTGCAACCTTGAATAGTCCACTTGAGAATTCCTCTAGTTGCCTATTGGTTAAACCCATAACAACATTTATTTCCGTCATGCTCTTTTCGACCTGCATAGCGGATTTAACTAAATTAGCAAATGCACTTTGTACACCATTAATGATTCCAACCGACGCCCCGAAAGCTAAAACCCGAGCATTAGACGCTTCTAAAGATTTATTAAATTCACTAACAGATCCTGTGATTTTACCTAAAGCTCCTGTGAATTTTCTATCATTAATATTAAGATGTATACCTCCTTTGGAGTTAAATCTTCTTACGGCCTGATTGATAGATTGCTCTAGGCCAATTTGTACTGTTTCAATTTTTATCGGCATGCCTTATTCCTTACAAAGGAATTACACATAAATAAACAAAAAAGCCCTCTTAAAGAGGGCTTTAATGATTGGCTTGAAACCAAATTACATGCCTGGAATTTGAGCTTTTGCAGGTATCGAGTTTTGATTCGCACCTGATATAAATACTCCGTGAATCAAATCTTCTGCCCCACCGAGTTGTGTAGTCCAAGTTAAATCTATACTTTTATTGCTTCCAATATCTGAGCTGATTGATTCGCTATCAAGCTTAGCTCCTTTGAAGTCTATAACCATAGCATCAATTTTCTTTGTTTGACAAGGAGATTGGCCTTTTAACTTAATTCTAACATCGTATTCTCCACAATCATCTAACAGCTTTGCTAAGTTGCCTGTGCCAATTTCTGAAATTATCGCATTAACACTCATTGTTGCTACGATTGGTAAATCTACGACACGAGCAAACGCATATCTAGAACCTATTCTATCGATAGGGGTTCTTGATAAAGGCAGCGACAAATTAAAACTCTGAATATGGGCCGAGCCTTCACCTTCAATATCTGTGAATAAACCTAGTTCTTGTGGGAACTCTAATTGTATATCTCCAGGCCTTAATACTGTTAAGGCACTTGCTCCGAATTCTCCTGTAGATGGGTTAGCTCCCTTAGAGTCTCCACGATTAATTTCTGCATGACCTAATGTGAAATTAATTCCTTCAATAGGGGTTCCTTCGACCAAATCGATGGATGGAACTTGTATGCCAGTTGTTCCTGCATCAGATTTTGCATTAAACAATTCTACCGTACTTGAAACCGTTGGTATTGAGCCAACAGATGCTTCAAAAGAGTAATCACTAACATATCCATTACCAAGACCAATTACAGATTTTCCATCGTTTCCTACGGTTGTGTTAAATGCGTCTGTGTTTTCTGGAGTGGTTAATATGAAAAAGTTTTGACCAGCATTTTCTTCACTAACATGATTCATTGCTGCATTCTTTTGAGCACTTCTGCTTGGGTCATTTGCATTATTAACATAAAAATTTAAATTTCTTTCGTTGAACCCGTCTGTAGGATAATAAGAAAAGTCTAAATTTACTGTTGGTGGCTCCAGTGATATCGCATCAATTCTAGCTAATTGCCCGAAAACATTAACATCAGTCCTATTTATAGTGAAACTATAATTAGCGCTTTGAACTCTGTGTATTTGCTGGACTAAATTTTCATAACTTCCATTCCATGGCTGAACAGAAACACCAACCCCAACATTATTCGCATCAGCAATGTCATTATAGTAACCGCTCAATGCTGTATTCCAAGCATCTACATCATCATACAAATTCAAGCCGCTAATTTCAGCAAAGTCGACTGGATTGGTTTTATTGGATGTTGCCCCGTTTCCGTCAGAACTAAATTGTAAACCATTGGGCCATCCAGCAGAACGGAAAAAAGGATCTGTATTTACAACTGTGCCAGTTAATCCAGTAACATATGCATAAATTGCACTAGCCGCTGATCCACTTAAATATGTCAGGTCTTCATCACCAGCGGCCACACTAGTGGACTTTAATATCGCTGGGTCTTGACGTAGCCCGATTGGATTAATAAAACTTAAATAGCCTACCGCGTTTCCAGAACCTCCAAATTGAGGATGGGATGGAGGTGTATTACCAGGATTTGTTCCTGTCGGACCCATTCCCGTTTGAAGTGCCAAGCAGGAGAAATGCGCTCCTGTAGCATCTGGACTTACAAATAAAGCTTCGCTTTGATAAATTACTCTGTTTCTAGCCATGATAATTTTAGATTAAATGTATATTGTGTTGTACTTCTAATTACAGACAAGTCCTTTCAATGTGAAATTTTTTATTAATTTAATATAATCTAGGATACCTTAATTTAGATACTTCAAAATCTAAAAAACCTATATACAATGTTGGTGATATAACTTGAGACATGTTTTCGCTTATTTTTGAAGTGGTAACTCTTTCTATGAAAAATAAACTATCTTTCCTTTGTTCTTGTAAATCTTCATAACTATATGAACTCGATTTTAAATCTCCGTATTCATTAATAGGGTGATCCGAAAAACTCAACTCTGCAAAACAGCAATCCCTTGTGTCCGCAAATAATGAAATCATTCCATCTAGTTGATATAAATTTTCCGCAAAAACAACTACTTTAAAAGTTAAGTTTGTTTTGTTTTCGCCTCCAAATGCAAAAGGTTCGTTTTCTATGAATTCATTGTTTATAAATACAGCAGGCACAACAAAATCATAAGGAGCTATCCCGCTCTCAGGAACATAGAACCTGCTATTGGTATCAAATTTAGTCTCTATAATTAATGATTCCTCACTCTGGTTTGTATTGTATATGTTGAAATCTTTTGTAGCAAAACTTCCGTTTATTTGCATATGTTCGTTAGTAGCATTACCAGTAAACACGACTCCTCCATTAAAAAAATCTATAAAATAACCATTGTTGGGGTCTGATTTATCTATAGGACCACTTGCATTAGATATATATTCAGGCACATTTACTCCATCTATTGATTCATGAACCCATTGTTTGTATGGGCTACTATATCTATAAAATCCATCAGGTAATCTTTCGTCTTCTATATAATACAGCTTAGTATCAAAATTTTTATATGCTTCTCCGTGTTTCAACATCCAATGTTCAAACCATAAAGTAAAACTAGTTGTAGCGTTATGTCCAAAATTATTTTTCATTAAATTTTGATTTTCCTTAAATCATTAATAGATGTTCTAAAATTTTTTAATATAGCAGATATGTATGGGGCCCTTTTGTATCTTGACCTTTGTAATGAAATCGCTCCACCTGTGCTTTCACCCCCAAAAGCGGATTGAGATTTCTTCCCTCCTTTTAATTGAATCGCTGGGCCAGATCTTGATTTAGATATACTTTTACCTTTTTCATAAAAATAATAACCTAGCCCAGATAAACCTGTCTCAATACCGTCTACCCAACTTCTTCCCCCTGATATTTCATTTCTAAAATCAGAAATTTTTGTTATCGAGAATATTTCTTCCCTAGAAGGCTCTGTAGTAATAAATTGAAAAACCCCTTTAGAATACCCTATAAATTGCAATTTTGTCTCACTCAATCTTTCTTCAATTGGCTTAATAGGATCATGACCATCTGGAAAACCTATAAAGGTGTATAAGTTACCATATCCGCCTAAAGTATTGCTTGAGTTAGATGCGTTTACGCCTCCTTGAATTTCAACAGTAACAGGGTGACTTAAAAATTCATCAATCATGTTCATCTTTAATGCTTCAAATTGTTGATGGATTCTTTTTTTTACTTGAGCTCCGATTTCTTTCGGTAATTGTTTATTTATAGAATCTTGAACGTCTCTAGGTAGTCTCATGATACAACTTATATATTACACTTTTTTTTGATTTTTATAAAAATTAATCAATAATATTATTAATGAAAGACTATAGTAAAGAAATATTAGAACAAAGATACGAAAAGAATATCAAAGACCTTTTTAAATCTTTCTTAGTTCTAATTGAGGACCTTCATCAAGACCACATAAATCATTTTTCTAAACTAGAAAAAGCAATACCCAAAGAATATTCCCATATAATTAATTTAGCAAATTATTTTGACGATGAAAAAAAACAATACTTAAGAAAAAAAGTTTTAGACATGGGGAATTCTTCAGTAAGAAATCAAAGTGAAGATTTAGAAAAATTTACAGTAGTTTTTAACTTTAAAAATAGCAAATAATATATATTATATAAAACATGAAAGAAATTTACAGTTTTAACATTGAGGTCAATAGAGAAGTCACCGAAGAGGTGGCTAAAAAACGCAAGAATAAAGAAACAGGCAAAATGGAAGAGTATTTCGAAGATAAGGTTGTGACGAAACCTGTTCCCGTAAAGATAATTATAAAAGAACCAAACCGAAAAGAACTCGAAGAAGCTGACATTGAATACAGCATCGAAATGAGTAAGTGCATTAAAAAGGGAATACTCACCAAAGCCATGCTCGCAAAAAAATATAGCGATTCGGGAGGTTTATTAAGCGAAGAAGATGCTCGACTATTAACTCGTCAATATGCTACACTAGGAGACCTTCAAAATAAATATTCTAGATTATCAGCTAAAACAAAAAAAGACCAGAAGGATGAAGACAAGTTAAGAGACCTGTTGGGGGAAATGGCTGAAGTCAGAAAAAGCATTGTTGAGATGGAGAGCAGTTATTCTTCCCTTTTTAATCACACGGCTGATAGTAAAGCTCAAAACAAAGTTATTCTTTGGTATTTGGTAAACTTATCTTTTTACCAAGATAATGAATCGGATAATATTATTCCATTTTTCAATGCGGAAGAGTCTGAAGATAAAATAGATCAGTTTTATGAACTAGATGAAGAAGGTCATGAAATATTTGACATAGCTAAAGATAAAATTTCAGCTATATTAAGTTTTTGGTATTTTAGCACTAACGCCACCAAAGAAGACTTTGACGCGGTAAATGATGATATAGACTCTGGCAATGTATGAAAAATCAGATAAGACGTTATTTCAAAAAATATTCAGAGATATAACTCAAGGTTTTTCAAAAACATGTTACGAAGGTAAACCAATATTCATCAAACATTTAAAGCCTGAAGACTATATTCTCATCAATGAGAAAGAAAACGAGATACTGAATAAGGCTATTAAAAGAGGCCTTAAGACTGAAAAAGAAGCTCTTGATGACGCTATTAAAGACGATTTATGGACTAAAGAAGATGAAGATTTTATTTTTCAACAAGAACATTTTCTAGATAATTTAAGAAAAACCGCTTCACAACTACTACTTAAGTCTGAAAGAGAGAAACATGCAATACTGATCAAGGAGGAGCAAGAAAAATTAAATAAAAAATTATTGCAAAAACAGTCATTAACACAACATACAGCAGAACAATATGCCAAAAACAAAATAAATGATTTTTTTCTCACCTTTGTTTTTTTTAAAAACCAAACCTTAAAAGATGTTTTTTTTAGCGAAAGCGATTTTTACGATTTAAATTACTCTGAGGTTTTAAAACTTATTAAAATTAACAATAACTTTTCTTCGGTTTTTTCTGAATTGAATATTCAAAAGCTAATTCTTGAAGAATTCTTTTTTCCATATATGATGTTATGTGAAAAACCCTTGGATATATTTGGTAAAGCGGCTGTAGAATTAACAACCTTACAAATGTCAATTTGTACATACTGCAAAATATTTAAAAATATTTTCGATAATAACCCTAAGATTCCAGAATCTATAAAAAAAGACCCAGAAGCTTTGCTTGAATATGTTAATAGTGAATCTACAAAAAGCAAAGAGAATTTAGACAAACATTTATCTAAAGAAGGAGCAACAACAGTATTTGGTGCAGATAGAGAAGACTACCGACACTTAGGAGTTGAAGATCAAGACATTAAAAGCAACATATCATTGACAGAAGCTGCTAAAAAGAAAGGCGGAACTTTAACAATGCAGGACCTTATGGAATTGCAAGGTAAAGGTTCTTAACTAGACAGGGGCGTCTTTTCCAGCTACTTGAGAGGGGTTAGAATTACTTATATTATACTTGTATACAAGGTCTTTTAAATTTAAATCAGCGTCTAATGAATAGTTTGAATATTGCCTTGATGCTGTAACTTTTGTTGCTGGGCTAGCTGTAGTCACCTGTCTTTTAATATAGCTGTCTCCTTCTCTTAATTCTATCCAGTCAGACATGGTTGTTTCTCCGTCGCTACCCCCTGTTTCTGTTGTTGAACTCGAGACTCCCATTAATGTTTTTCTCGCAAGTTTTCCGTAATATGATTTTAAAAATATTTGACGAAAAATTGCTTGCTCTTCGCTTTGTAAGCCTGGATTTTCTCCTTGAAAATTTGTATGAATTAATACATTTAATTCTCCAAGATTATTAGCTAGCCATCCTGATATATAATCAGAACTTATTGAACTGGAATCTTCGTCGAAATCATATTTAAATATGCCCGATGCTAAATTGCCTATTTCATTGACGGAAGAATCAAAAAAATAGCTCATCTTTCATTTAATATACGCATGACTTCTTCTGCGATCTTAGCGTCTTGAATTAAAGGGGATTCCGAAGAAGAAGTATATCTTTTTTCTCCACTGGATGTTCCGTACTTAGTCTTAAATTCTTTCTTGATTTTATTTCTAAGTGTGGTTTTATTTCCTGAAGGGAAAACACTGGCTTTTACAGCAAGTTCTTGCATTTGAATTAAATTCATTCCTTCTAAGCGTTCTTCTAGTTCGGTTATAGAATTCGTTCCAAATGGATTCTTTGTGGTTTGTAGAATTTCTTCGATGGTTTTTGATTTCTTATGTTTTTCTGTGGCTTCATCAACTTTTCCATCTATAAATTCTAACTTTTGAGATTGTTTTTTCTTAGGCATAATTATATTTTATATACACTTTTATTATAATATATAGAAACAAAAAATCCACCCTAAGGTGGATTTTTTGAAAAGAAGGTTTAAGTTTAAAACTTAAACACCCATAGCAATGATGCCTCGATCACTAATAATGGTACGCCCTTCTTCAAGTTCGGCATAGTATCCGATCTTTTTAGAACGACCAACATATTGATCATCCGCACTAACGGTAAGGGTGGCGCCAGACTCAGCATCAACAGCTACTGCACGAAGCATGCTTTCCCTGCTGCGGTCAAGACCAAGAACCACATCATTACGGCCATGTCCACTAATTAGAGTTTTTGCAACTTTTTGATACTTTTGATTTGGTCCAAGCTCATAGATTTCCATAAGGGAGATTCCGTAGAACTCGGGCAATCCAGCTTGAGAGAAGAGAGCTTCACGCATAGAATCGGTAGCAGCGATAGGTCCAGTAACTTCACCAGCTGCAGTTGATTTAAGAGTGGTGTTGACTGGATTGTAAGCGATCTCACGAAGACTCTGAATCACTTCAGGAGAAACGATCAAGTCGGTAAGGCCGCGTGAACGCTCAGGAGTTCCACCGCTCCAGGAAGGATTATTACGTTTAGCAATAGTCAAAAGCTTGTTAAAGTCAGCCAATGTAAGACTTCCACTTGCGGCAGAAGAAGTATAAAGCTTAGATTGATTATCGGCTATTGTTCCAAATAATAAGCTAGCGGAAGCATTTTCTTGCTGAAGTAGTATCTCTTGAGCCAAGCGAGTCATGGTTTTGCTCACTACATCAAGGCGAGAACGAGAAGCATAACGCTTGTCGAAGTCTACTGCGCTTTCCAAACGATAGGTGGCAAGCTTCAACTCACTATGAGTGGGTGTTACATGACTAGATGGAAGACCACCAGGAGCATTCGTGCTGTAGGTCTTGATGTACTCGTCATCGGTTACATCATGATACAGATCTAAAGGAATGCTTGGATTGTCATCAGCAGCAAATTGAAATGCTGTGAAAAGGTTGCTAAGTGTCGGAGCATTATCAACTACTTCAGCAAGTACGGGGCCAATAAAGGCGGCAAGTGCTTGTTGAGCTTCATATGCAACATCTCTGTCGCGAGAGGCCATAGCCTTTACGAGTTCGATTTGCTCTTCGGTTCTTTTGAGTGTAATATTCATTTTTTACCTTGTTTTTTTAAATTAAAATTAGCAATCGAGCTTGATTACATAATAAGCTCCCTCCTGGACGTCAGGATAAAGTTTTGAGTCTGCATTGTTGGCTCCTCTATAACCTGTTGCTAGAACTGTTCCGATTGCAGCGTCCGCAGTATTTTCAAATTTAGCAAACTTTCCGTTACCGTCACTGATCAAAGCATCGCCTACCGAAGGAGCGCCTGCCCCAATTGCATTTGAAGAAATCGTAACAATTCCTCGAGTTAATACGGGTACAGTTTGTCCAGAAAGAACTGCTTGAAGCTCATCTTTTTTGACTGGGTTAAAAAGCAAGCTTTCACCGTTTTCGTCGTTAGTCAAAGTTTGATTAAGAGTAACTCCTAAAGGAAGCACTCCAGATGCAGCAGGCACAACCTTTAAAGGGTTAGTGGGATAAGGGTTGCGTCCAACGGGTGAACCGTAGTTGTTCATAAAGCGAGAGTCTTCAGAAACATCAATAATGTCGTTCTCTGTGAGGTTTCCAGCTTGCACTGAAACAAGAACTCCGTCTGCATTAATGTCATCGTCTCCAGGCTTTGTCAGTTGCAAGCTTTTTGAGCAACTGTCCGCGTTAAGAGCAAACATATTTACGACATCATTTTCGTCGTATTGTCTGAATGGTAATAGTCTGTGTGCCATGATATTTTAGTATTTAATTGTTATAGATTCTTTTGAGAAAGCTTGTTCGAACTTGTCTTTCAAGCTAATTGCTTTGTCTGTAGATTCTCCATTGTTTGATGGTATTTCTTCAGACGCCTCGATTTCATCAAGAACTTCCTCAACATTTTCTTGCTTTTCTTCAACCACTTCTTCGGTTGTTTTTGTGGAAGCTTCGATCTTGGCTTTAACAGCCGCTTCGAGTTTTTCATTAAATTGCTTCTCTTGATCCTCGATGAATTTTTTGCTTTTGTGACTATAAACTACAGCCATGCGCTCTTGATAAGCTGCAAAACTCTCTTCAGCAGAATCTAAATCTTTAATGTCGGATGCGATAATCTTGCGATCTGCATCAGATAGTACATATTCTGAATCTAGAGAATCCATTCGATCATTAAACAACTGAAGGTCTTTAGCCGCTTTCACTTCAGATTCTAAACTTTCAAGTTTGGCTAAGGTTTCTGCTAGATTAGCTTCTAGTTCAGCCGCTTTAGTTTCTGATTCTTGCTTTGCCGCTTCAGCAGCTGCTTGTTGTTTTTCCATTTCAGCTTTTTCTTTTACATAAGATTCGCTGCGATCTTTAATAGCTTCAGTTACAACTTTCACTACATTCGCAACAGCTTCTTCAGAAAACTTATCTGATGTAGAAGCCTGAATGGTTTCTTTGAGTTCTTGTATTAGTTCTTTCATTTCCATTTTTTTAATGTATGAATTAAATTTATCGTTGTCTGAAATTACAACATCTTTTTCTTTATGTGAAGATTTTTTTTTGCTTTTTATTAATTTTTTTAAAAATAGATCTGAATTTATCTCTATTTTATCTTTTTCATAAGCTATTGAATCTTCTTCATCTTGGGTTTTTGTTTGATCTTTTTTTTTAGAATCTAACTTTACGAGACCCTCTACATTTGCAGCTGGATTAGTGGTAAAACCTACTCCAAGAGGATAAACATCTCCAGATATTAATCTGTACACCTCTGTGCCGTCTTCCATTATTCCTTCACCATCAAATGCTTTTAAGTATTTATTAAACTCTTCGATTTGGTTTTCTTTATGTATAATTTCTGCTTCTTGTAAGTTTTTACTTCCCACAGCTATCACATAATCATTAAAACCAACCTCCCAGCTTGCTGATATTTTTTGATAGTATGGACTATTAACATCTAAGCTTTTTTCCAGTAATTCAGCAAAGTCCTTTTGCACTGTTTTATAAACAACTGAAGACAATGCTATATTGAAAGGACTTAAATCGTTTTCATCTATATCCTCTTCATTAATAATTTCATTGGACCCATATTTTGAGAATCCTGCAGATATAATGTGGCCAACAACTTTTTCTTTTTTATGTTCTATATTTGTAGGTTTATGTACAAATTGCGAATATACCTTCTTAGCCATTGAAGTGCTCATCCCATCATGGTTTTTATTAAAAACATTGACGACTGCCGCATTAAATGCAATAGCTAGTAAATCTATATTACTCTCAAGATCAATGGTATTAGGGTTTAAACTTCTTAAACTTTCTAATGATGCTTGTATGATTTTTTGATGTTTTTCGTTATTATTACTGGCTGTAATAATTCCATCAAAACTCGTGTGGTATTTAAATGGTTTTCGCATTGTAAATAAATACACTATTTTTCACTATTTTTTCTTAAATTATTTTTTGCTGTGATACAATAATGCGGCTGCATATGTCTCTAGCTCATGTTCTTCCGCAACTTTTACTATATTTTCAATGATTCCCAGTTCTCCTATTTTATTAAAATCTTTAATGCAAGATGTCGCGGTCTTTTTCCATAGTTTTGATTCTTTTGATAAAACTATAGACGAACACAAACTCATTGCTGATTCTTGTTGTTGTTGGTTTAATTCTTTTACTTTGTATTTTTTTATTAAATTAGCTTGTATATGGTTTTTTAAATCTTCTACTTTGTATACTATATCTTGAATCTCTTTTCTGGAGTACAATTCGCTAGCATTAACACTTCTCGGTATTCCAGTAGTTCCTTTTGGTCTACCAACTGGTCTTCCTTTACCTTTCGGGGTGGGGGTTTTATTGCTTGCGGGGGTTTGATCAGTCTGACCTGCAGTATCTATATCGCCATCTCCATCGACATCAATCATAGGCAACCCACCAACTAACGGATTATATTTTCCTTCTTTCCTCATTTGTATATATCTATCTTGAGCTGGTTCAATATCTTCGGGGTTTGGATATATCCCCGTTTTTATAGCATTGATTCCTTGCTCGGGTGTTAGTATTCCCATTTCTATTAACCTGGTTACGACCCTTTGCAATTGAACTTCATCTTTAATGTCTATTTCCTCAAATTTGGCGGTTGGATAGTTTTTAAAACCCATATCTTTGCAAACCATTTTTATTTGGGGTTGCAGGAAGTTATTCACAAAAGAATTTCTAGCTTCCTTTAATCTCTCCAAGAATATTTCGGCCTTCACTTGGGTATTTTTATATTTTTCATCTCCGACAATTACATTTTGTAGGCCCTGTCTAATATCTTCATTAACAATTTGATATTTTTCAGGACCTATAATTTTGCTGATATCTGGCATTATAAATTGAGCTTTAGTTGTATAATCTGCCACAAGAACCCTTCCGATACTTTCGTTTTGAAATAAAGATTGCATAGCCTGCATATTCTTGGGGTTTATTCCTCCTTTGTCTGGTTCAGCCCCCATTGTTATTAACAAAATAACATTCTCAATAGTTCTGCTAATAGCTTGGTCAACTTTTTTTAATTCCATTTTCCAATTTATATCGTCCAAAACTGGAAATCCAAAAGGGATGGCAAAAGGCTCGTAATCTTGTTTTTTATAAAATGAATGTATTAATTTTGTTGCATCAAGATCCATTGTTATGCCCTGTTGGCTCCACCCCCCTTCTTTTATTCTTTTCTTAACGTCAGCAGGCATACTGTTAAATATCTCCTTATCTTCATCTGTTTTTGGGTTTTGCAATTTTTCCAATTCATATTCTGATAAAATCTTTTTGTACGCATTCAGTTTGAATGATGTACTTCTTGTGGCGATTATATCATAAGGATTGAGCAAAACATATTTAATAGGAATTTTACCTGAAGGAGTGATCCTATCAGATGCATAAATTTTATTGATTCTCGAGAAGTCTTCTGCTGTGAATTTCCCATCTAACCTGTATATAAAAACATTCCCACTACGATAATATTCTCTAAAGTATTGATCTTTTAACCCCCATAAATTAATTTTAGCAAACCATTTTTCTACGAATGTTTTTGAGGCTTCATTGCCTCCGTCTAAATATATAGGTGAATTCGCTAGCTCGGCCATAATATCAATTGCATTTCTGAAAATAGGAACATTTGCATAAGCTTTTTGGCATAATTCTATAGCATCTCTTACATCCACTCCGTCCGATGTCACTGTGTATGGCAACATCCCCTGCCTAATGTTTGTAAATCGATAGTTTTTAGTTGAAGATCCTGCTGAATTTCTTCTTCTTAAAGTAGAGTTAGAACGACTAGTCTGGACAGAAGCTTCTGAGCTATAATAACTATCTCCGTTTAAAGATGGTTCTACTCCATCTTGCAATATTTCATTGATATTGTTTGTTTTATTTTCTGCTCCAGAAACTTCGAACTTTTTCCAGTATTTAGATTTTTTTGTATATTTTCTTTTAGGCATACTAATATAGTACACCAATAGATCGTAAAGTCTAAAGTAACTTTTAAAGTTAACTTTTAACTTTTACAATTTTATATGATTAAAAGTTTACATATCCAGCAAAGAAAATCGAAAAGTTATTCTGTCCGTATTGTCTTGCAAAGCTTGCCATTGCTACCGCTCGCGCACTATAATTGCTTGTATTTATACTCCATTTTGCACAAACGTTAACACCGAAATTAGTTCCGCTTGCCCCTGGTGACTGTCCGTATGTTCTCGTTGCATTAATTCCTGTTCCGTTGGTTCCTCCATTGGTCCCACCAGGACCTGTTGTTGTTGTACAAGTGGTATTATTCTGTTGCCATCTTTGATAATGTAAACTGGCTATTGCCGTAAGACGCCCTCCCGCAAAGTTTACTCCACTCATCCCTGTAAGAGGGATGATTGGGATGTTTACTGGTTTGTTATAGCTGAATGAAGAACCTACTATAGTTGTAATCTGTGAGTATACTGGGACTCCACCAAGTGTGCCAGGCCCCATTACTGGACCCGTTGTATTAGGATTCGTCCCATTTCCATTTCCATTGCCTCTAGGTGTCGTCATTGATTTTTACGTTTATTGTTTTCTATTCTATTTTATATATACACACCTTTTTTTAAAAAAACAGATTAATTAAAAGAATAAAATTCTAAGTCTTTCTGATCAGAAAATACAGCAACCCTTGTTCCTATAAAATCATTTATATCATAAGTTGGTTCTCCAGGACATCTCTCCCCCCAACTAGGTAGTGTGGTAAACTTTGCGTTATTTGAAAAATCTTGAGGAGCTTGACTTATGTGAGAAACGCACCAATTTGCAAAATCTACATAAGTATTGTCTAGAGAGGTACAATTAATAAACATCCTATCAAACGATGTGGTTACTTTATAATCCGCAACAAGTTCAGGTATAAGTAATTTTACCAGTGCAGTGCAGCCTTCAAACATTCCAGACATACTAGTAGCGGATGATCCAGCAACATTAGAGAGATCAATCGTGTTTAATGAAGATGCATTTCTAAACATATTTTCAAAACTATTGATAAGATTATTGTTCCATTGAGATAAATCAATTGATTTTAATGCTACACAACCATCAAACATTCCTGATATAGCCACTATTGATTCCGCATTCCAATGATTAATATCCAAGCTTGATAAAGAAGAACAATCCTTGAACATATTACTTGTATTCGCTAAAGATGATGTATTCCAATCAGGAGACAGAAATTCGCTTAAATCAGTACAGCCAGAAAACATTGACTCCATAGTAACGACCTTAGAAACATTTAATCCCGATAAATCTAATGAAGATATTTGAGTGCAATTCTTAAACATTTCTTTAAATGATGTGATTTTTGAATAATCAACCTCAAAGCCGCTTATTGCAGCATTGCTCATGTTTGCAAATGCGCCCTCCATTGATGTGAAAGAATCCCCCTTCAATGTTATTGATTCTACTAGACTTGCACTAGTTTTTAATTCATTGTTTTCTGTATCAACAGCTCCGAAGTGAGTAATGTCCCCAAGAATTTTAACTGTTTGATTTGTATTTTCTGAAAAATTGATCGTAATATTACCCTGGTCTGCGGTTGTATATTCTTCAAATGTTTGCTCAAATTCTACCCTCACTCCATCTACACCTATACCAGCAAGAGGTAAAACTACTGAATTCGTTGATCCATAAGATATCTCTATTATTGATTTTGGCTCTGAAATTGTATTCGAACAGTCAATAAAACTTTCCAATGGTTTTTCTGCAATAATCACATTTCCATTTTCTTTCCAGTCGGCTTCAGTTTCATATTGTTTTACATCAACATCCCTCCACCTTCCAGTAAAACCAGTCCCTTTTGTTAGATTTATTTGTGACTTGATAGCTTCCGTATCTTGAAGTAAAATTGTTAAATCACACTCGTTTGTTAGCCACGGGCAGTCTCTAAAAATTTCATTAAATTCAACGAGGTTTCTAAAAAATCTTAATCTTTGTATTATGCCAGAGCAGCTTTCTTGTTGGGTGTTAGCAAATGCTCTATTAGCTTTTTTCACAGAATCATTAATCCAATTCCATGACCCTATCCCTCTATGATGGTTTGAGCCCTCAAACATTCCAGAAATATCTTCTAATACTGAGGTTTGGCCTGGATATTTATCCGCGATAAACCAGAAGTGGCTCACCAACTTACTTTGATCGAAAACCGTGTTCTTAAACATGTTTTTCGCAGATATCAACTTCGGGAATAGCCAGTTCCTCGTTCTACCTGAATAATTAGCTCCTTGAAACATGCCTTCAGCATTCTCTAAATTAGGAAACGGGCTGAATCCCATTACATCTTGAGTTAAGTTAGTGTTTTCAAACATGTAACTAGTGTTTTTAGCTGAACTTAAATCTAAAAGAGTACCAGTATCAAATTTTGAATTGGCGAACATGTAAGAAAAGTCTTCCCCAATATGATTGCCTTTTTTTAACCAATCTATTACAAATACTCCTGTTGTGTTTTCAAAAAATCTACTAAAGTTTTTACATTTTGGAAATCTCCAATTTCTTATTCCTGGAGTACTAGCAACTAAGTTATCTTTATAAAACCCTTCGCATGTTAAAACATTTTCGAAAGCTTGGGAAACATAAGGCATGGAGCCTTTTGAATTTTCAAATAGATATGAAACATCCTCAAAGGGGCTTAAATCCCAAACGCTAACACCTGGTAAATAAGTATTTTTCAATTCTGCAAACATCCCAGAGATATTAGTAACTGAGTGCCCTGATGGAAACCATTGACTTATTACACCAGCAAAATTACTTCCTCTAAAAAAATCTTTTAAAGAAGTCGCTTCGTGTAGTTTGCACATAACCCACATCCAGTTAGCATTTTGAATAAACCCTGTAGAATCCTTAAAAAATCCTTCAAAATTAACGTTCGAAGCTTCAGATGTTACTGAAAATATTTGATTAAAATTATTTGTCTCAGCGAAAAAGTAAGAAAAATCTGTTGCAGCTGGAGCTTTCAAAAAAATAGATTCAGTTCTAGAGCTTCCTTGATAAAAACCTTGCAAAGAAGTCACATTAGGTATTACCCAGGCATTTATAGGGCCTTCGTATATTTGTTTATCTTGAAAAACTCTTTTTGCAGATATGCACTTTAGAAGATTGAGTCCGTTTAGTTTTCCGCTCCATGCACAATTAGGGCCAGAAAACATTCCGTCTATGATTTCAGCCGCACTTGTATTTAAATAATCGCCTACAAATGCACTGTTTTTAAAACAGTTTGTCCAATCTTTAACCTTAGAAGTACTCCAGAAAAAAGTCCCATTCCATAGTGAATTTTCGAAAGTGGATTCTAGTTTAGTGCAATTATCTGATGCTTCTACCAAACTGCTAAAATTAGCAGGATTTGTTGTAAATTTTGTATCTGCAAAAGTTCTAACAAAATGCATTTCACCCCCATTAGTAACATTTTGTATCTTAGACGCTGGATTCAAAGATTTAATCATTGTAACTGGGCCTTGTTTTTTAGGCAAAGTCAAAGATGTTAAATTTACCATCCCAGCAAATTCTCCATATCCATGCAAAGCTGCGGGTCTCCAATCCCATATTTTTATCAACTGGATATTTTCTGGAGTATCGCAAAAACTTCTGTCATATTCAGCGGCAAGAGTCATAATTCTTTCACCTACAAAGTTTCCGTCGCCTAAACCTCCACTGATTCTTATATCTCTTTCAGCAGGCGAGTCAAAAAACATTTTTACTCTAGCACAGCCTTCTTCAACTTCAATATTGCCGCCCATAGATCCGTGGTTCCCGCATTTATACCACAACTCCGAAGGCGTTTCCTTAACAGCTTGTAGTCTTGTATATGCTCCGAAAGACCCTGGGGATGAAGACCCGTATGTAACTCCGTTTGAGTAATCTGGACCGTCATTTGTGGTGGAAAACTTTAAATAGTGGCTTTGATTACTCTTATCTTCTTGTTTAAATGTGTAGTAGTTTCCTATTTGTATTTCAATTCTGTTTTTTATAACTACGCCGCCTATGAATTCGTCTTTGTTATAATCAACCTCTATATCTTCAGTATCTTCCATGGAAAGTTGAAGTGTGATTTTCTTCACACCTCTGTCGGTTATTCCTTCCGCAACTGAAACTACAGTTGATCCTGATATTTGATCTCCAGCCCTAATTTTTGAAACTGGATATTGATTCCATTCAAATGTATACTCTTTAGACGGGTTTACTTTGACATCAATTTCATAAGCTATATATGCTATTTCTGAAATCTTCCCTTTAGAGAAAAAATCTTCATGGTAATCTGTATCTGCCCCATGCTGTACAACAAAACCGAAGCTTTGCTTATTTAAATAGCTTGGTTTCCCAAATGATATTTGAGTCTCTTTTGTATTTACTGTTTTTAAGTCTATAAGTCCCATTTAAGATATATTACACGCAAAAAACTAAAATACATAAGAAAACATAGCTATGGATTCTGACCCGATTTCTTCTACCATACTTCTTGTTTCATCATTATACATTTTTTTATAATCTTTATCATTTCTGCCCGTTTTATGATCGTGATTGACTATTTCATAATTCTCTAAACCTATTTTTGAGCATACATATTTCAAACCTTCGTTATATTTCTCTTGCCTTATAACAAAGTCAACACAATAATCTCCGTTATAAAATAAATATGGTTTTATTTCCAAAGGTTTTCTGCATCCATTTTTAATAAAAGAACGGTGGTGAAATTTCACATACTCTTCAAATGTTGAAATGTTTTTTTTCTTGTAGAAATCTACATATTTTATATCGAAGAAAAACCTTGAAACCATTCGGTCCCATGGGTTTCTGACTACAGAGAATTTAAACGCTTTTTCTATATCCATCCCTGATTGTTTTGCTTGATCAGCTATGTCATTTAAAGGTTTATGTAGAAGACTTCTATGTATTTTAAAAAGCTCGGTCTCTTTATTTAATTTCCATAATCCTAATGCTATTGCCACACTCGATCCAGCGCATTTTTGAGGATGTGTAAATATGTAATTTTGTTCTATATTATACATTTTGATTATTGAGTTACTATATTATTAAATAAAGTTTCGTATTTTACTCTTTCTTGGAATATTTTTTGAATTTCTGGGTCTATGCTTTCTAATTCTATTTTTTCGTATTTATTTATGTTATCTACTTCTACAATCAAATCAGATTCTGCAACCTTTATATTATAACATTCTTCTAGGACATGTGCAATTACCTCATTACTGTATTTAACATATTTACACAAGAATTTATTCTTCTTCATCCAATCTATAGCTTTAAAATAATGATCATCCGCTATAGGTTGTGAATTTGGAATTTTCGCAAGCTGTCTTATCGTCCAGCTATCTTCAAGCATTTCTGAACTTAAATAAGCTTCAATATTTTTAAACTTATTTTCGAAGTTAGTGGATTCATGATTAGACTTTTGTGAATTCAAATAATGAAACATCGATTGCGTGCGCGACCAAGCATCCCTAACTAACATAAAATTTAATGGATAAGAATTGCTCTGTTTTAAAATTTCCCAAACTTCTTCAAATTGATCTACTGCATTTGATTTAAAACTAGACTCTACTGTTACTGCTAAAATAATCATCTTTTTCTCATTAAGATACTTAACAATAGTGTCTAATGTGGTTTTTCTTGACCGAGGGGCAGGTTCCCTTTTGTTCTGTTTTATTTTTTTGTCTTTTTTCCAAGATTCATCATAGAAAAATCCAAATATTATAAGGCCTTGCCTTTTTTCTTCATCAATACTTAACCTTTGAACATTGCAACCTTTGTCTCCACCAAATATCCTAACAAAATACCTAGTCATTGTTCCTATTAAGAATGTTCCAGCATTTTTAGGTATATGAAATAGTATTGGAACTTTTCTGTTAACAGAAGTTTTATTCGAAGAGAAATCTTTTGAGAAGTTCATATAAATACAGTCGTAAAATTTTGCTTGATGCTTGAATTCATTATATTTCCTTGTAGATCTATTTATCGTATTTATTAAATAAGTTTTGTCTTGAAAATTTATTTCAGGTCTATTTGTTTTTTCGATATTCAGGTAACTGGAAAAAACATTATCCATTACTTGATCTACACATTCTATTCTAAAAAAATTAAATTTACTCAAAATACAGCATAAGTGGTCGAACTGGTCCCTAGAAGGATAAGATATTCCGATCAATTTCTTTATTAAAAAATTGAAATCATCTGTTGATCTTATATATTCACTAAACTTTTGAGTTCTTAAATTCTTGTCCTGTATTTCTCCTCCAAAATTAGTTTTTTCATAATTTAAAAACATGGAAGATATGAAATTCTCTGAATTAGACATGAAAGAATATAAAAAGATATCACTTTTAATTTCAGACCTTAATATATGAAAGTTTAGAAATGTCTGAGTCTCAAAGTCGGACGAGTATCTAGCATCAATAATTACAGATAAAACATTAATAGATCCATCTGCTATTAGCTTTTTTAAATTAAAAATTTTACATATAAATACATTGCCCTCTTTGTCTTCAAAAAATTCTTTTGGGTAGTTGTCAAATGAAGAGTATTTAAAACCTTGGACTATTATTTTCCCGCCCATGGGGGACAACACCTTTATTTTCACAAAACTATCTTTATAATCTTCCCGTAAGTTAATATCCAATTTTTTTATAACATAATCGGATGCTCCTTTTGCATTGCAAAAAAATACAGGAGTTTTTTCTAAAGATCCATGGTTGTCAAAAAGAGCTGGGTTTATAATTTTGTTTATTTTTTGTCTTTTTTGATGTACTACTATAGCATTTTTGTGCTCTGTTTTAATCTCCTCCTTAGATATTTTATAGTCTCGCGGGTCACTTAAATTTATAATCAATTCTGTGTCTATTAAATCGTATTTTTTTCCAACTTTTTTGTTGAATAAAAAATTAGATATATCAAAATTCATATAACCAGATTCTTCTAAATTCTCTTCGATGTATTTCTGCCCTCCCAGCAAAAGATCTTTTAGTCTTTTACTATTTTTATACAAGGCTACTCCGTTTATATGTTCTCTGAATTTTGATTCTAAATGACATTTTTGCCTGCCTTTATATATGCTTCCAGCTATCTCAAATTTTTTTGTCTTTATATATTTTAAAAACAAGTCGAACCACAAGTCTTCAAGGCAGAAAGTATCAGCTTCTAACATTAAGAAATTTTCGTATTTCGCTGGCATTTCCATCATTTTGAACATGCTTTGATAGAATAATTCGTTAGCTCCTGCGGTATACCCTAATTTTGGGATTGTTTTTGGTTTGGGGGATTTGGACCAAGGATACCAGAAAACATCATCTTTTTCGCTAAGGTTTAAATTAATATATTCAGCGGCGTTTATGCTCGGGTTACCATTCAATTGTGAAATTAAATTTTCCAAACGAGTAATGTTTGAAACTTTATTAAAAAATAGAAATAAATCAAAAGAGTAACGTTTTGAAGGCTTCCTTCCCATGAATTGATGTAGGCAATCCTCTAGCTCGCCACTTTCTAACTCTCTTTCAGTACAAACATAAAAAACAGATATTTTTTTTGTGTAAATCATTATGTTCTATAATTCGGTGTAATATATACTGTGTATTCTACTTATTTTTAATGAAATTTAAAGTGTTTATTTTGCTTTGTTTTGTTTTTTTTAATTCTTGCTCGTCTTTTAAAGAAAAAAACCTAAAAACAATTGATTTTATTGGAGTAAACATAGCTCCCGATAAACAGGCAAATTCAAGCCAGCCAATTAAACCTGAAAACTATAGTCGTCCGTTTATTGTTTTTTGTTCATTAGTAGCTTTTGTTGGTTTAATCAATCTTTTGACATCCGCCTCCCCTAAAGTGCTTAAAAGATTTCAAAATCAACTATAATTAAAAAATTATTTTCTTTTTTTCTTACCATCTTAAACCCATTTAAATTCATGCGTAAACATAAGTCTGTAATGTATTTTTTATTCAAAATAATTTTTATTTTTTTCCCTTCTACTTGAATTTCATCAGCATATTCTTTACATATATCTAAGGCTTTTTGCATACAATCATTATTATGATTAACTTTTCAAATTTACACACTAAAAAATTTTACAAAAAAATTAGAAGGAATTGGAGGGAGTGTTTTTTAGAATACCAAGAAGTGGTGAAGATAGAATCAATAGCTCTCGTTGAATTTAACAAACATTTAATAAAGTATATGTCTGAAGCGGGAATGGATATCCCCCAACCTAAAACGGAAAACAAAAATGAGAGCCATAAAGATCATAAAGACAAATTCGAAAAAGATGAAATAAAAAAAATTTTTAGAGAGGCTGCAAAACTTTCCCACCCCGACTTAGATCCGACTTCTAGCAACATGGAATTATTTAAAGAATTAATTCAAGCAAAAAAAGAGAATCAGTTAAATAAATTTTTAGATATAGCCAAGCAAATTGATAATAATATAAAAAATACAAATAATAAAACACCGTTGGCTAAGACAAAAAAAAATAATACCGAAACGAATGAATCTATTTCATTAGGTAGCGTGGATCATCTAGAAAAAGAAGTTTCCGACTTAGAAACTAAAATTCAAAAAATCAAAAATAGCATTCATTGGACTTGGTATTATGCCTCAGATTCCTCAAGAATTAAAATCATTAAGAAATCGGCAAATTTTATAAATAATGAGCAAAATAAAAAAAAATAACACTACAAAAAGCCCCTTAATAGGAAATAAATTAGACGAGTTTCGGCTGCGTTCTTTTAAACTAACTGAGAAGCAAAAAACACTCCTTAGTTTATGCATGGACCCTGAAACTAAAATAATTTTTATTTCAGGACCTGCTGGTAGCTCTAAAACATACATGGCGATATACTCGGCCCTAAGAATAATGCAAGAATCTAGAGATATGGACTTGCTGTACATTAGAACTATTATAGAAAGTGCAGAAAGGGGTTTAGGGGCATTACCAGGAGATTTGCAAGAAAAATTTAATCCCTATATCATGCCTTTATTGGAAAAACTTGATGAAATAATACCCGCTGAAACCACATCAAAAAAAGAGCTGCTGCAAGATAAAAGAATCGATGCGATGCCCATAAATTTCTTAAGAGGAGCTAGCTGGAAAAACAAAATTGTAATTATGGATGAAGCTCAAAACGCAACAATAAAAGAGCTAACAACTCTAGTTACAAGAATAGGGGAAAACACTAAGTTATTTATTTGCGGAGATTTGATGCAAAGTGATATAAATGGGAAAAGCGGATTTAATGAAATCATTAAAATTTTTAATGATGAAGAGAGTTCAGATAAAGGCATCCATACTTTTAAGTTTAACACTTCAGACATTAAGAGAAGTGCAATATTAAAATTCATAATTAAAAAAATATCAGATCATGGAAGTAGTGAAAAATAATTTATTAAAATAGATTTTTTTTAAATATTAAATAATATTATATTTAATACCAATGATTGAAATTATAATAGCTTTAATCTCTTCTGCTACAACAGTTTTCGTTGTGCTTTTCAAACAAAAACATCAATCTCAAAAATTTAGAGATAGTTTCTCGGATATTGCGAACAATCCACAAGTTGAAGAATTTAGCATTCATATTAAAAATAAAAAGGGGTTTCGATTTGAGACTAATGCATGTGAGTTAGTCACTAAAAACGACAGACTTAAAATTTCAATTGGGTATTCTGATGGAGTCTCGGATGATTTAGTAAAATCTAATAGCATCCAAGCGAATTTAATACATGGTAAATTAGAAAGGTTATTTTATGGCTAATATTTATTGTCCTAATTGCGGGAAAAAACATTTTTTTAATTTAAAAAGACCTGAAAAATGCGATAGTTGTGGGTCTAGTTTTTCTCCAAATAATAACAAAAACATACCTCAGAAGAAAAACGAATATTCAGTTTCTGAAAAGACACAAAATTTAAATACATCATATGACGAGGATTACTCAGAATCTTTATCCGTCCCTAAAATAAAATCTTTAGCATATGATCTAAATTTCGAAGGTATTTCCAAAACTATAAAAGGTAAAGATATCATAGGAGAGGCTCCGACTAAAACAAAACAAAACGATCACAAGTGGAAAAGAAAAGTTACGAAGCATTCGAAGAGCAAATAGATCACGAACTTAAAAAACGTAAGGGTAAATGGAGGCTCAGCTCTATAGCTTGGATGGATTACGATGATGTTTGTCAAATTATTAGAGCTCATATATTTAAAAAATGGGACCAATGGGACCAAATTAGACCCCTAGCCCCTTGGGTTAATAAAATCATAACTAATCAAATTAAAAACTTGTTAAGAAATCACTACCAGAATTATGCTAAGCCTTGCATCAATTGCCCTTTTAGCTCATCTAGTGGTATTGACGACTCTTGCTCTTTCACTGTAACTCAATTACAAGACAGCAATTGTCCATTATTCAAAAAATGGAATAAGAGTAAGAAATATGCATATAGTGTTAAACTTCCATTATCCATTGAAGATAATCTCCATAAATTAACTAACCATGACCCGAATTACTTACACTCAATAGAAGATTCTATTGGCAAGGTTAATCAAATTCTCAAAGAGAAGCTTTCTGAAAAACAATTTTTCATTTACAAAATCCTCTTTATAGACAGAGCTAGCGAAGAAGAAGTTGCTGAAATTCTAGGATATAAGACTTCTGAAAAAGGAAGAAAAGCTGGATACAAACAAATAAAAAACCTAAAGATGAAATATAAAAAAATGGTCATCGATATAATTGATAAAAACGATATTCTATTTTAATGAAATTGAATTCTGATCAAAAAAAATTTATCGATGCAAACTATATACAAATACCAGATATCGATCAATTAACAAGGACTTTATTTCAAAACGAAAAACTTGATGGAAGAAATAAAGAAGGCAAGGCTGTGGCTGCATATATGCTTGAAAGGGGTTATGGATACAAGACTAGGGTCCATGCTAAAGTCAAATCAATAGAACTCTCTGAATCTCAAAAAAGCCTAATATTAGAATATAGTGAAGATGATTTAAGTAGCCTGCAAATTGCTCAATTAATTTTTCAAGATAGAGAAGTTAAAAATTTAAGTATGGAGCAAAGAGCTGTCGCAGACTTTTTAAAAACAAATAAAAAAGGCTTCATAAAGCCTTCTGATTTGGATTTTGACAATAAATACGAACCTCCAAAAAGCTTAGATTCTATTGTGGCAAAAATTAAAAAGCTATCCCATGCGAATATTGCTGATAAATACATAGATTTAAAAAAGCAAGATAAAGATAAAGTAGATAATTTGAAAAAATATTTATCTTCACCTCGTTTTAGTCAATTAATGAACACATATCGATGCGATAATGCAGAACTCTTTGAGTCTGAATTTATAATGGCTACATGGGATAAGCCAGATTTAACCGCAGACGAAGTCAATCTTTACATAAATGTATGTGTTGATTATGTTAACTTAAAAACCATACAAAGAAACATGGACAAGCTAAATGCTATGTTTGATGACTGCGAAGATCAAACCGAAATGTCTGTCAAGTTGGCTGAAATTTTAAAAGCTAAATCCTCAGAATATCATCAATGCGAACAGAGGCAAGAGTCATTAATTAAAAAACTTAATGGCGACAGATCTGTCCGAATGAAAGACAAGAAAAATCAGTATGCCTCTGTTTTGAATTTAGTTCAATCTTTTCAGGAGTATGAAGAAAGAAAAAGAATGATTGAGATAGCTGAAAAACAAAAAATGCTAGTAAATGAAGAAGCAGATAGAGTGGAAAGTATGGATAGTTGGAAGGCTAGAATTTTAGGGTTAAGGAGGGACGATGTTTTATGAAAAATAACCAAGAATTGTACTACTATAAAGTTTCTAAAGTGATTAAAGTTGTAGATGGCGATACGGTTGATGTTATGCTTGATCTCGGTTTTGATATACATATTAAATGTAGAGTTCGGTTAATGGGCATCGATGCTCCAGAGACAAGAACCAAAGACAAAGCCGAAAAGAAGAGAGGAATGGCATCAAAAGCCAGATTAAAAGATTTGCTTAAAGATGGTTTAATGTTACATTCTCATGGAAAGGGTAAATTTGGTAGAATACTTGGGGAGTTTTATTCATGTGGAGTGAATCTAAACGCCATAATGGTTGCGGAAGGGCATGCTAAAGAATATTTCGGAGGAGAAAGGTAAAACTAAATGAACCTCGATTCGCTTACATGTAAAGTGTGCGGTAAAACTTTCACATCTTTAAAAGGTAAGCATTTACATATAAGCAAGTTTCATAATACTTCGCTTAAAGAATACTACAAAACATTTTATCCAAAACTCAGTTTATTATATCAAAAACCTATACCGTTTAAGGATGTAAATCAATACAAAAACACTGATTTTATTAGTAGATCTGAGTTGATTGAGTGGAGCTTAAAATCAAATAAAAAAGAAGTCCAAGATTACTTGATAAAAATTTTGCAAAACAGAAAGAAAGCCAAAAATATTAAATTTTCTTTAAGTGAAATTGAGCTGGAGCTTTGTGATTTTCCCACTATAGCTGTCTATCAAAAAATTTTTGGAAGTTACTCTGAAGTCTGTGTAAAAATAGGTTTTAATAATTTCCTAAACAGAAACATTCCCTTAAACTTTTTCGAAGATGAAAGTTATGATGATTTAAAAATTTTTATAGATACTCGAGAGCAAAAACCTATAAAATATAATAATTCCGATTTTATGAAATTGGATTTTGGAGATTATACAGCTGCTGGCAATTTCTATGATTACACTTTTATTGATAGAAAAAGCGAGCAAGATTTCAAATCAACTCTTAGCGGTAAAAATTTTGAAAGATTCAAGAGAGAACTGGATAGAGCTAGAGAATTTGATTCTTATGTTTTTGTTGTGGTTGAGAGCGATATAGATAAAATTAAAAAAAATAACTTATTTTCTCCTCATAAATCTAAATTACCCTACATATGGCATAACTTGAAAGAGCTGTGTCAGGATTATAAAGACTGTTGTCAGTTTGTTTTTGCAGGAAATAGAAATGGATTGAAAAAAATCATACCAAAAATATTATTATATGGTAAGCAGCTCTGGAAAGTTGATTTGCAATATTTCATTAACAAACAAATACAATTAAAAAAATGAACAATAAACCTGAAACCTTATGGTCTTTAGATTTTATCTTTAACTTAAAAGATTGTGATATTAAATTTGAAGAAAAAACCATAAAAAATATCGGACAATCCCTGGGTGAGTTAATTGATCCTGGCGGAGAAATCATAGGAATCGTTAATGATTTTGGAGAGCATTGCGAAGACATGCATGGATTAAGGTTTTTCCATGAAACTCAGAATTGTTTAATCACAGGCCATTTTATTTTTAAGTCAAAAAATATATATTTAAATATACATTCTTGTGCTGGATATAAACCAAGTGTGGTGCTCGCTAAAGTTATTGAATTAATGAAACCTAAAACTTACAGCGCTCAAAAAGTTTACAGAGAATGAGTTGGGATGCTGGAGAGCAGCAAAGAGCTATTAAGGAAGATTTTAATAAGCTTTTGCTACAGAAAAAAGGTTTTATCGAAGAAGATGAAGCTCAAATTTTGTTGTATAAATTTTTAAGGGAAAATATTACTTTTGCAACTCATTTAATAGCTGGCGTTGATTTGTTTCCCTTTCAACATATGGCCATCAAAGCAATGTTTGAAACTGATTACACTTTAGGAGTGTGGTCTCGTGGTATGTCTAAATCTTTTACAACAGGGATATATGCTTTTTTAGATGCGATATTCAATCAAGGAGTTGAGATCGGAATTCTATCAAAATCATTCAGGCAATCCAAAATGATTTTTAAAAAAATTGAAGATATTGCAGCCAAACCAGAGGCAGCTCTTTTAGCCCAATGTATTACTCATAAATCTAAAAGTAATGACGAATGGTTGATGGAAATAGGAAGCTCAAGAATTAGAGCCTTGCCTTTAGGGGATGGATCTAAATTGCGGGGATTCCGTTTTCATAGAATTATCATTGATGAATTCTTACTGATGCCAGAAAGAATTTATAACGAAGTTATTGTGCCCTTTCTTTCTGTAGTTGAAAATCCCGTAGAGAGAGAAAGAATGTATAATGTTGAAACCGAGTTAATTAAACAAGGAAAAATGAAAGAGGAGGATAGACGTCAATGGCCAAATAATAAATTAATAGCTCTCTCTTCCGCGTCTTATAAATTTGAGTATTTATATAAACTTTATGAACAATTTGAGGGTCTTATATCTGGTAAAATCGTAGAAGACGGGGGAAATGCTACTAGGTGTATTATGCAGTTTAGTTATGATTGTGCTCCCAAAAAATTGTATGATGAAAATTTAATTTTACAGTCTAAAGCCACTATGAGCCAATCTCAATTTGATCGAGAGTTTGGCGCGATTTTCACAGATGATAGTTCTGGATATTTCAAAACTTCCAGAATGGCTTCTTGCACGATTCCAGCTGGAGAATCTCCTTCTGTTGAAGTAAAAGGAGATCCCACATCTGATTATTTAATTTCTTTTGACCCTAGCTGGGCTGAATCTGAAAGTTCTGACTTTTTCGCCATACAGGTGTTTAAACTTAATAACGAAACTAAACAAGGCACCTTGGTGCATGCATATGCACTAGCAGGAACGAACCTAAAGCACCATATTTTTTATTTTCACTATCTTTTAAAAAATTTTAATATTAAATTCATAGTCGGAGATTATAACGGCGGACTACAATTTCTTAATGCATGTAATGAAAGCAAAATATTTAAAGATTCAAAAATAAAAATACAAAACTTAACCCCAGCTTTTGATAATCCAGAAAATTATAAAGAAGATCTCAACTTAGGGAAAAGAGAATATAATCCATCAACATACAAATATTGTATACTAAGAAAACCATCATCAGCATGGATAAGATCAGCCAACGAGCTTCTCCAAGCAAGCTTCGACCATAAAAGAATATGGTTTGCAGCAAGAGCCATCAACGACAGCTATTCCGAACAGATAAAACATAACATACCCATTGATAATATTAAATTCTTAAACACAGCCTCTAATGAAGAAAAACAATCAATAGGAGCAAAGATGATTGATTTCGTCGAACACCAATCTGATATGATTGATTTAACGAAAACGCAGTGCTCTCTTATTCAAATCAAAACAACCCCGCAAGGAACACAAACATTTGATCTACCAGATACTTTAAAGAGGACTACAGGCCCAAATAAAGCCCGTAAAGATGCCTATTCGGCCTTAGTGTTAGGTAATTGGGGGATTAAGATATATAACGATATAAAATCTCATAAAGAGCATTATGTAGACAATTCTTTCACCCCCATGTTTATAAAATGAAAACCCATGCCTTAAATATAGATTCCACTCTTGACGATTTTATTAACTTAATAAGAAATATTATTTCGCTAGACCCAGAACAATCCCAAAATACTATTATCAAAATAATAGACCCCTCGGCTTCTAATACATTTAATGAACTTTATAGCCATCGACATTTAGACAATAAGAAATTAGCATATAAAAATTTTTTAAAACCCAATTTGGACTTGTATAAAACTCCAAACATTTTTATAGGAAATATATTTTTAGATTATAATTTTGTTGAATATATTTCTATTTGTTGCCCAGTAAAATTGCTTAAAGAAGAGTATCTTAATGCTTTTGAAGATTTAAGGCTTTTAGTAAGCATTCTTTACAGGAGATTCATTTTAAACACTAAAAAAATACTTATATGTATTTATTCTTCGATTGATCATCAAGATAAAATCAAAAAATTAAAAAACACGATTTGGTATAAAGATTTTTCCAGAAATAGTAATTTGAATTTCTTTGAAATTTATGGCGGAGCTGAAAACACTTACACTAAAGGCGGAAAAGTTTTTCTAAATGTTGAAGAGGGGTATGACAAGTTGAGCTTGAAAACTTTTAAAATGATTGAGCACTTCAATAAGTATTATGATTTCGACTATTTACTTAAAATAGATTCTTCAATTATAGATAGAGATTCTTCGATAAGACAATACACGTTTCACAATTTCGAGAACAACTTTAGATATAAACTCTTTGAACGAGATTATGACGGAGTTTTAAATGTAGAAAACCACAATTTTAGGTATATTCATCAATGGGCTCAATCTAAAAACATGAAAGCATATCCAGAAAAAATTTTTAAAAATGAAAAAATACCAGATTTTTGGGGTGGTAACGCATATGCTTTATCAAAAAAATCTTGTAAAATTTTATCTCAAAATAGGGAGGTTTTTCATGATTTCAAACAATATATGTGCGGTTGCGAAGATTTGTGCGTAGGGTACATATTGAAAAAAAACGGTATTAAAAACTGGAATTAATTCAACCATCTTTTATATATAATATATGCATGTTTTTACATATTACGACGCCTCTGTTGGTCACCCAGGACAATCAGAACTTATAGAATTGTGGAAGAAAAGCTGGGAGAATAAAGGCTTCACACCCGTGGTCTTAACTAAGAGTCACGCTGAAGACCATAGTTATTTCAAAGAATACACAGAACAAATAGATGAAATACATAAAAAAATTATGTATGGCATTCCTGTTCGAAGTTATGGATTATCATGTTACCATAGGTGGTTGGCATATGCCACACATGGTTCAAAGCACTACTGTTCCCTAACATGCGACTATGATGTCATAAACTTGAGTCTTGATGTAAATGAGGCTCGTAAATATCTAGAAAAATATGGAACAAAAATTGTTTTTCATCATGGGACTACCCCTTGTTTAGTTTCTGGCCAAAGAGATTTGTTTGAATTTTTATGTAAAGAAATCGTTAGAATATCCAATAAAAATGTGCATTTACTTAAAAACACTATACATCCCCATTATAATGATCAAGAATTTGTTCAATTCAATCGGTCAGATTTATTTTTAGGACCAAATAGAAACAAATTTGAAATTAATAACTCACTCGCTCATGAAAGAATAATAGGGGACTATGAACACTCTATCCACGATCTCTCCAAGAAACTAATTCACTTTTCACATTATTTCTGTGACTTGGCTAGAATAAAATTAAAGAAACCAGGTATGCCTATTGACGACGTTAGAATTAAAATAGTTTCTAAAATGCTCGATTTTGATAAAACCTTTTTTGATTGTTTATAATGTTAAAAAATTCAATATCTAATTTTCATAATTTAATATATATCCACATACCTAAAACTGGAGGCAATTCAATAAAACATTCCTTGGGTCATTTCGATGGGGACTCTCATTTCAAACTGAATGATTTTGATTCAAGTTATTCGGATTTCAGGTTTGCCGCTTTTGTTAGGAATCCTTGGGATAGAGTCTTTAGCGCTTATTATTATTTATTGCACAATGGGTCTGGCAATAATTTAGACCTTAACAATAAAAAACAATATATTGATCCTTATAATTCGTTTGAATCCTTTATTCTTCATGGGTTAAAGGAAGCTTCCCTTCAATGTATTCACTTTGTCCCTCAAATAGAATTTTTGAAAAGTAAAAATCATAAAATGTCTTTCATTGGAAAGCTAGAACATATGATATCTGACTTTTATTTAATGTGTCACTGTCTTCAATTAAAACCGTCTGATCATATTTGTAAAATCAATCAATCATTTAAACCTGATTATCGCAATTATTTCACTCATGAAATGAAGGTTCGTTTATATAATACTTATATGGATGATTGCAATATCCTTGGCTATCGATTCGATGAAGCCACCGTTATAAATTCGGGCCTAGCTTATGTTTAAGATTAATCGATTCCTTATTTTAGAATTTTAATTAAATAAACCTGTCGGCGTGGTAAAATTTTCTATATAAATCAATTCGTGTGAAATCCTGAAACTTTGCAAGCTAAAGTTTTGGTTTACAGTGGATTCTCTCCCTGCCTGATTGTTGACACTAATGTTTCCAATTTTTAAGACATCGATGGGCGAAATAGAATTTATTTTTTCGTTAAATTGATCCACCGCTACACCATTAATATATAAAATATATACACCTTCATTATTGCATATAGCTATATGATGCCAATTTGTTCCAAATGCATTATTTGATGATAAAATTTGTTTGCCTCTAAAGTTTATTGTGATTTGGCCGTCTGCGTTTTCTGTATCTTCAGGGAGCCCGTCTATATTAATTTGTAATTCTATTCTAGAATCGGTAGATATATTACTGTCTGCCCAATGAACCAATGTATGCTTTGCTTCGTTTTGTAAATTTTGATTATATTTTATCCAAAACTCTATTGTGAAGGCACTGTCGCTTAAACCTTCAATATATGTTGATATTTCTTGATTTTCATTAAAATTTATGGTTCTAGCTCCGAAAAGAGCACTAACATTATTAGCTTTAACTTCGCTCGTATTAGTTATAGCTCTTCCAAATGGACTTAAGTCTTTCACCTCTTCATCAACTAAGATTTTAGTCATTAATGCAGTCCCCATTCTGGTAAACCCTCTTTGAGTTGACGTGCTTTCGCCAAAAATAATATTTTCATCTAACATGGAGAATGTCATATACCCATAATCTGATATTGCTTTTACTAAGTACCATGTCCCTGTTGAATGATTTTTTGCGAAAAGGTTTAATTGTCCACTCCCTCCTACGATTAACATTTTTTCACTTGAGCTTTCTTTACTAAACCTTTGCATTTTTATATTTCTTCCAAGGTATCTTCTGTTTTGGTCTCCTCTTATATTTTGTAAATAAGAATAAGTCCCGCTGGCATTTTTTTGAAATATAAAAACATCCCCTCTCAAGTCAAATCTTCCATTCTGACTTGCTCCAACCGCCAATGTGTCTTTGTCGATAGCCAAGGATCTGCCATATAAAGCACTGCTCCAGTTCAGATTTGGCGCTGGTGCCGTTTGTAAGAGTCCCCAATTGCCATCAGTTTGTTTTTTATAAACATGCACTCCATGCTTTGTATAATTGAAGGCCATAAATCCATCTTTCACATCCATTGCATATCCGCCAGGATCTGCATTACTTTGTAATGGATTTTTTATAACAACAGAGTCAAAAACCCAAGTGCCAGAAGAAGAGTTTTCTAATTTATATTGCAAGACCATGCCTTTATAGCGGGTATTACTAAAACTATCCCCCTCGATTATGTCCCTGCAAACATAA